AGCCTAATTTTGTTTTAGCTTCAACCGAGTACACTCACGCCGAGATTAGGGCTTTGATTTTAGATTTTGAACAGGGCTGGGTGGAGGACACCATATAATTTTAGATTAAATTAGAAGCAGAATGAAAAAGTTTATAGGAGGAATGGTAAAAGACCCAGAAAGGGTTGATCAGCCGGAAGGTTCATACAGAGATGCTCTGAATGCAAATTTGTATTATCTAAAAGGTGCAGTAGTTAACGAGCAAGGAACCTCTCCTATTGTAAATGTCGGCAGCTTTGCCATTGATAATATTATCGGACAGTGCCCTCTCACTGACGGTAGAATTGTTCTGTTTTTTAATTACACATTTCAGGGCAGCTCTACCTCTGCCATCTCAATAGTAAACACATCCCTAAAGGAGAATACTATCATCTATAGAGATGCACAGCTTAACTTCCAAGCTCCTAACACAATAGAGGCTACAACTAAAATTGATGTTAATGGAAATGTGTTAGTATACTTTACAGATAACTACATCTTAAAGGAAACAGATCCGTTTACAAATATCGAATACATAAGTGATTATAACCCCCCAAGAGTTATTAATATCACAAGACAAGAAACATCAGCTAGTGTTTCTAGGCTTTATGGCAATGTAGATTACACAGTAAACAAACTAGATCTTTTTATGAATGCGGGGTTCATACCTGAATTCACAAATATTAAAATAGAAGAAGGAGGAGGTGTTGTAAGTGGGACGTATCATTTGGCCTTAGCTTATGTAGACGAAGATTTAAATCGAACAAACTATCTAGCTACTTCTAATCCTGTGCATCTTGTAACAGCTCAAGAGGATGCAATCCCAACAGAGGTTATCACAGGAGACCCACAAGGAAGTCAATCAAACAAGTCCATAACATGGACTATAGATATTCCTCTCCCCTCTAATTACACTCACGTACGCCCCGTTATAATACAACGTTTTGGAGGTGGGACAAACCAAGAATCAAGCGAGTTTGCGTATGAACTTGAAATTGTCAAAATTCCAGCAACAATAGGCGAAAGTGCAACAAGTTTAGACATCACATATACAGGATTAGAACAAGTAGCTGCTTCTGCTATCTCCGAGATAGTTATAGATTCGGTACGATATGAAACTGCTAAGTCATTTGTGCAACTAGACAATAGGTTGTACATATCCAATCTAAGAGCTAGAGGAGATATAGGATACCAGAGATATGCTAATAGCATAAAGATTAAACCAACTGTAAGACCTATCCCAAAATTCGACCCTAAACGAATACACTCTATTGTTTTAAACAACGGGTACGCAGACTACGTCGCAGGTATATTTAACAATGATTTTAATATCTATAAGGATATCCAAGAAGACGATCTAGCAGATGGGTTTTTTGCATCTAATGTTCGTAAGGGATATAAAGATGTAAAAGTGTCTCACGAGTACAAAGGCTATCGACGATCTGAAGTATACGCTTTTTACATTTCGTTTGTTCTAAATGATGGCTCAGAAACGTACGCCTATCATATCCCAGGAAGAGCTCCAAAAGATCTTCCAAGAGCTTCATCTGGTTCTGTAAATGTAACCGAAACAAGTACGTTGACAGAGACAGTACTGACCGCTGTAGCGAACAGTGAAATTAATTTGCGGTTATCCGAAATTAAAGACCTGTATCCTGACACGCGTATGTATCAAATAACAGATACACAATACATTGATGCAGAGAATAGCCAGGAAATGAGCTATTGGGAAAATGAAGATGAGAAATACCCTGACTCTGCGGATTTTGATGTTTTTAGTGTAACTGCAGATGGGGACTCTATAGGAATAGGAGATTTAAAAAACGAGAAAGTCAGGCATCATAAAATGCCCCCAAATAAAAATGAGATTTACTCATTTATAAATACACTTGATGATGGAGGAGTGAGTGTCGATCTCTTTGGGGAAGATGCTGATTTCCACGGACTCACTTTACAAGAAACAATAAAAATTCTTGGGGTAACTCTTACAGATATTTCTATTCCGCAGTTTATACGTGATCAAGTACAAGGCTTTAAAGTCTACTATGCAAAAAGACAGCAACAAGAAAAAACTATTATAGGTCAAAGTGCTGTACTTCCTTCTTGGTATGAAGATCAAATAGCGGTTACAAACCGTATGACAAACGCCACACACGGTCCTTACGTAGATGCTTGGTTTTTAAAAGGTATGCTTCCCTATGGGCCAAATCTTCCTGCAATAGAAAACATTCCTGGTCTAGTAGGTAAAGCAAGAAAAGCGCTATCTGTATTTACTTTTCATGATTTTAACCTTCTTAAAAACAAACATACGCTTACTGGAGCGTCTCACATTGATGTGCAGAAGATCCTCACAATGCGCATGTATCATGGAGGAAACAAAAAACAAGCAGGCGACAACAAGCCTTACATGATAGATACAGACTGGATAAATGTTACAATAGGGAATACACAGTGGTATGAATGGACGCACGGTGGAGATGACGAGTACAACGACAGCCAAGCTGTAACAGTAACAGGAGACGATACGACAAACGCAAGCCTTCCGGGCGTTGCAAATTACTATACATCAGTACTAGTAGCCACTCGATATCATAATCCTAATTATGTGAATAGCTCCTTCGCTGACTCAAACGTAAATAGTTGGTTTTACACTAGTAATAGAGAAGATTACGGGTACTGGCTTAATAATTATCAAACAGTTTTAGCGTTAGAAAGTAACAGTAAGACATATATAACGGGCAGCACATTACTTAAGAATTCTGAAAGTGGGGCATTTAAAAATGCAGATTACCTTATGCACTTTGTGGGGGAATCATGTATGGCCTTTGGTCTTGTATCAGGACTTCCTGCTTTACTCGAACACAGAAATTACGAAATCCCAGCAGGCTTTAGTGACAGTGATAGCTACCGACAAATAACACAGTGGTGGACACAAGCGAAGTGGAGTTCCGCTACCGATCCGGATGGAAATGGATCAAATTTTGAGCTTGCACAACTAAATGCTCTCGCTCACATATCGAATCCTGGCTCATACGCAGCTTGGCCTACTGTTTATCTAGTAAACTTATGCAGTTACAAAACTAATGTTTACAAACCCTTTGATCAACAAAGATTAGTTTGGACAGGTTACTATCAGGCCTTGGATGAAGCTCGCACAGCAGGAGCACGACAAGATAATGAGAATCCATATGTGTACAAAACAGATACAGTATTTGGAGGAGACACATTTGTAAATAGACATTCTTTTAGATCTACATCTCAGGATTACGGAGCTAATTTCTACAAGGGATCTAGCGGTCTTACAGATTCTAAGAACTGGGCAACTAATCCCTTCGAACTCAATTCTGTTAACGGTACTAATGAAGGACCTAAGTACAGACCAGTAGATCCGTATGCAACAGTGTTTAATTTTTATTGCGAATCAGATGACTTGCTTGGATTTAGACACCAGGGAGATACCTCTGAAGGAGTAACTGTTCCAGAAAGTATGTTCTTTGATGCATCTACGGGTGCAGATGTTTTGTTTAGCGGGCCTGACAATGATCAAACAAAGTCAGAACATCTGCTCTATATGAACAACTACTCTGCTGTTCAAGACATTAAAGTAACTTCTCCTTTACCTAAGAAGTTATTCAATCCTACCCTGTACCCTACTCGAACTATACGATCTACGGTGGACGACGGAAGTATACAGGATAAATATAGATTCTTCCTGTCTTTAGATTATAAAGATATTCCTAGAAATAGAGGAGAGATTACAAAGCTATTTACTCTAGGAAGTATTCTCTATCTGCACACAGAACGAAGTTTATTTGTTACTAGAGGTAGACAACAGTTAGGCCTCAGTGATAACACGCAAGCGTTTGTAGGCAGTGGAGACATCTTTGAACAAAGTCCTGACGAGATGATCCCAACAACAGAGGGATATGGAGGTACTGATTGTCAGTTTGCCTCTTTAACTACTAGGTTTGGGCAATTCTTTGTTAATCGTAAAGATCGGAAAGTATATCTGATGGGTGAAAGCATTCAAGAACTGAGCTCCTTGGGAATGGAGAAATGGTTCTTAGATAACATACCATATAAGATACAAACGTATATCGATCTCGAAAACGCAGGGAGCCTTGACGCTCCTACTCATCTATTTGGGTTTAACGCTGTATATGATCCTAAGTACAAAAGAATTATTTTATCTAAAAGAGAGCTCCTTCCTACAGGAGCACTTCTTGGTATTTTAACAGGGGGCTACTCTAATGTACAAATTGATTCAGTAACTGAGACAAGCATAACTATATCAGGGGACTTCCCAAGTGTAAACGATGGAAAGGAAATCTTTGCATTCTCTGATACCTCAAACTTTAGACCAGCAGGATGGACTATGTCGTATTACCCAGAATTAAAAGTATGGGGCAGCAGACACAGTTATCTCCCAAATCTATTTGCTAACACGCAAAAAGAATACTACGGCCTTGTTAACACATCCGCTACAAACGTATGGGAACACTCAGATCTAAACAATCCAGGTAAATTTTATGATACCCAATATAACTTTGAGGTAGAATACATTGATAATTCCCAAGTAGGAATTCCTAAAATATTTACAGCAATTAGGTACTGGGCAGAAGTAGTAGGAATAAACGGAGTTTACCCTGACATGTCAGACAAACATACGTCTCCCGCATTTACTTCTTTCTATACATACAATAGCAATCAAATATCAGGAGCTAGAGACATCTACTATCTAACGAACGCTAGACTAGTTGACAGGTTCTGGTACATTAATGATTTTAGAGACCTCAGTGCACAGACTACAAACACTGCAGCAGTAATAGCAAATAACCAGTTAAATGTACATGACGTGTTTAATGTAGGATCTACGACGTCTCTTACAAACAGGCCTATGTTTATAGAAGAGGGTGTTATAAATGCTGCTTATCTAGATACTACTAAGCAGTGGTACAACCATAAGAAATTTGTAGATCATTTCCTAGGAGTTAGACTTATAAGTGACAATTTAGAACGTAATTTAATATATTTGTATTCCGCAGGTACTAAATTCCGACAATCCTTCAGATAATCATGGCTAATAAAAAATTAAAAACAAACAGCACTAGTTCTAAATACTTATCAGGAGGACTAGGTGACCCTATTAAAAAGGTACTTAGGAAGCAAGCGCGAGTAACTAAAAGAGCTCAAAGGAAATTCGAAAGAAATTCTAAGAAAGGTGTTAGAAAGTTTCAAGCTGCGGGCAACCCGTACGCAATGCCTACTTCTGCAGCAACATCTGGTTATACTAGTTCCATGTCTGGAATGGCGGGGGCAGAACAAGCTAAACAACAATTAGCACAACTTCAGCAAGAAGTTGCTGCAAGTCAACAACAACAAATTGACGCCGCTCAAGAGAGTCAACGTGCTAAAGACGCTCAATTTAAACAAGGAGTAAAAACAGGTGCTACTGATATTGCTGATGATTTTGGGAGAGAGGGATTGAAAAATGCTGTGCAAGCAGGCCGTATGGCTAAAATTGCTAAAGGAACAGCTAATGCACAACAAGTTGCCAAAGCTTCAGATACTACAGGACAGCTTTTAGCTAACCTTGGGAATTATGGAAAAGGAGCAAAAGCTGGAGCAGAGGGAGTATCAGCAGCAGGCAATGCAGCTACTACTGCAGGCACAGCTGGTGCGTCAATTGGTGCTGGCCCTATTGCAGCGGCTGCAGCTTTAGCTGGAAAAGGCATTGAACATCTATCTGATGATAAAGACGATACTAAAACAAATTTTGGAGAAGGAGCAGGTCGAGCTATTGCAGGAGCAGGCACAGGGGTAAGTCTTGCTGCAATGCTTGCATCAGGCACTGCTCTTGGGGGACCTATAGGTCTAATTGGGGCAGGACTTGTCGGGGGAGGCATGGCACTTGTAAATCAACGTAAAAAGAAGTTAGCTGCGAGAGAAGAAGAAAAGAAAAGACTGCAACAGGAAGAACAAATAGGAGCTTCTGAACAACGTGCTTTTGAGCAGTCTATGGTTAGTACAGGTCAAGATCAGGGTTACAATATTGGTAACTCTCAAACTAACTCGTACCTTCCTGGTTATCAAATGAAAGGAGGAGGTCTTTGGGCAAACATTCATGCCAAACGTAAACGTATAGCAGAAGGCTCTGGAGAGTCCATGCGTAAGCCTGGAGCTAAAGGAGCCCCTACAGCAGAAAATTTAAAGAACAGCAAACAAGCTGGAGGCAGCTATATGAAACCACTTGCGGGTGGAGCTGTAGAGTTTATGGGACCTAAGCATTCTAAAGGTGGTATTATGTTGGATGCCCAAACTGAAGTAGAAGGAGGAGAGACTATGGACAAGGTAGACATGAAAAATGGTGGACCTGGAGATTACATTTTCTCAGACTTTCTTAAAGTAGGAAAAAAGACATTTGCGCAACGGCATAAAGAGATGTTAGAGCGTGGAGGAACACAAGCTGATATACAGAAGCTTGCTAAGATGCAAGAAGAAGTGGCTAAGCGTGAGGGGAGAGATGAAAATGGGGAAAGGAATCCTAAGATGATTATGCAAGAGGGAGGAGCTACTGAGTATGATTTCTTTGATAACGATTCATATGGAGCAATACCCGCAGACGCTGCTGGGGGAGATTTTGAGCTAGACGCAGAAAATGCATATGCTAGACGTTTTCCAGAAGAACAACATAAAACTGAGGAAGGTTTGTACCGTAGAGATGACGGAGACAAAGTTACCTCAGCAGAAGTAGAAGGCCTCAAAGCCAACAATCCTTGGTATGATTGGGAAGACTTTGATCCCACAGATCCAGAATCTGTAATGAAATTTCAAGAAGCTTACAATGCACAAGCACCGGAAGCAAGTGAAATTAGAGTTGATGGTAAAGTTGGTGAACAAACTGTAAGTGCTTATATCCCTTACAAGAAAGGAGCTTCCAAAGAAGTCGAAGAAGAAATTACAGGAGGTGATGACGGTGGTGAGAAAGAGATACCGTCAGATATACCAGAAAAGATACCTACTACTGGGATGAAGCTTAGAAAAGATGTACTGTTACCTTATCAATTGATGGGGCCTTTAGCAGAGCTTAATTCTAAATACCCACAACCTAATAAAGTAGCAGCAGCTACTACAGGAAGAATAAAACTGCCTAGAGTAAACTTTAATTCTGAACGAGCAGCTTCTTCAGCAAGTAGCAATGCTGCAAATAAATTCATACAAAGTCAAGCTGCAGGGCCAGGAGCCATAGCAGCTATGATGGCTACAAATGAAAAGCAAAGAGCAGGCAACATGCAAATTGCTAATGCAGAAGCAAGAAACAATAAGCAATTAGCAGCTCAAGAAGAGATGGGTAATCTTAGAGCATCTCAATTTGATGCACAGAACGTAACTAGAGCAAGACAGTTTAATGCGGCTACTCAAAATCAGCGGGATCAAAATGAGTATGAAAAGCGTATGCTAGCGTTTAACCAACTAGGTACTAACACTGCACAATATGCTAATGACATAAGAGCATATAAAGCAGAAGAACGTTTTGCAGAAGCCTCTCAAATTGGGGGAGAGTACACAAGACAAAAGTATTTAGAAGAGTTGCGCAAACAGTCTAAAAGAAAGAAGTCTGATTACTTTGGGATGAACGATACTCAGCTGCGAGAACAGGCTGCTCGAATGTCCCAAGGAGCTCCTACTTATAACGCTCAAGATGGAGAAAGAGTTGAAGCTGTTACAAACGCTATGACGCAAGCTCAACAACAAACTACACAATCTAAGCGTGGTGGGTATTTGGGTAAAATTGGGAAGATAAAAAGAAAAAGAAAGTAATGGCATATAGAAACTTGTACAAGCCGCTTAGCCAATTTGTAGACCCTATGTCTACAGAAACATCAGCGATGCTCAAGGAGAGATATCTCCATAATTTCCAAGCTCAAGATGCTATTTCGCAATCTATGAGCGATCTTACTGTCGCTTCATTTGAAAATGACCAACGTATGTACAATGATTTGTACAATACCACTAGGTCAGAACTTGATGGTCTCTCCGAAAAAGGTGACTACGAGAACATGTTTATGCCTGTAAGTAGACTTGCAAAAAGCTACAGAGAAACAGCATCTCCTCTTGTAGAGAACTACACAAGATATCAAACAGATAAAGAAGCGAAGGAAAAGATGTTGGAAGAGGGCAAAATAACTTCGTCTGATTACCAAGGATGGCTTAAGAAAAGCAGACTTACTGAACAAGATGGTGACTATGCTGCGTACAAGGGGATTGAGCTTGATGAGAACGGGAGAGTAAACAAATCCAGTATGTATGGTGGTACTTCTATTGCACAATATGTAGATGTACAGCAAGAGATACTTGACGCACTTAATGATATACCTGAAGTAAAACAAGGAGGATATACAGTAAAGGGTTATGAGCAAGGCCCAGATGGGTTAGTTTACGCTGTAGAAAAAGAAGGACAAACAGTTGAGTATATCCCGCAGGAAGCTGTAATGGCAGTTACCAATAATATACTTAATAGACCTGATGTCTCTGCATACATGCAACAAACTGCAGACTTTACTACGCTTGACATGGATGAGGGTACTATTGATAGTATACTAGCTAAACATTCATATGATCTAAAAGAGCAAGAAGAAACTGCAGGAGCAGACGCTGTAGATCGAATAAGAACTACTGCATCATTAGGAGACAAACGACGTGCAGCTCGTGCAATAGCATATAACAAAGATGCTTCTAACTACTTGGGAACTGCTTTAGCTACTAGACAGCCTAGTGCATATGGTGGAAGCTACAAAATGACGTATGCTGACGCTTTAAATAAAAAGCTAGAAGAGAATAGATTAGATGCAGGAACATTCCGAGTTACTACACCTGGAGGGGAGTTTCAAATAAAAGCAGCTAATATTATAGGAGACGACGGAAAAGTAACTGCTGCTTCTATTAACGCTAATATTGAAAACGTAGGAGAAGCTACAAACTTGGCCTATGAGACTGTTCTAGACCAGCTTCCACAACTCGCAGAATTATTAGAGAGTAACGGACAATCGTTAGAGGACAGACTTCAAGATATCCCAACTTTGATGGACGATATAATGCGCGCTAACCCAGAAGCTGACAGAGCTACTATTGCGCGTACCCTTAATGCAGCTGACTCTAAAATACAGTTATATAGACAAGAAGCAGAGTTGTCACAAAGACTTCTTAAAAACTCGTATGGAGGATTTGCAGAAACGTTTGTTTCAGATGTTGTCTCAGATGTTGCAATCGACATGGGAAGCCCCGCAGGCTCTCTCAGTGAGTACTTTAAAGAGCAACCAATTGAAAACAATTTTGTCTACGACGAAAATAGTAACACTATAACAGTGACAAAAGATGAGCCTCAGCAAGGAGCTAGGGAAATAGCTAACATTGTCATGTTAAAAGATATATTACCTGCAATCTCTTCTACATCTGCACTTCTTACTAACGCCGGAGTTGACGCAAATGAAAGCGCTTTAGAGATAACACAACAGCTATTTGGAGTAGATAGGGAAGAGGCAGAAGAAATGATTGCCTTAGCCTCTTCTGTAGAGGTTGACAAAAGTGCAGTTACAACTGGGGGTGGAACTGTGCAGCAAATAAACAGTCCTGGCCTGAAAACTGAACCTATATCCTATCAAGACTCTAGAGTAACAGAAATGTCCAACGCTATAAATAAGATTATTGAAAGTAGCGTATCAGAAGCACATAACGAATCTGTAGAATTTTTGTCTGAAAAAAGCAAGATAAATTACTCTATGGATGTTACTTCAGTGGCTCTTGGAGATGATAAGAAAGGCACTAGGTCAAAGCTGGTTGTAAATGAACTTAAAGGAAAGGATCTTTCTGCTTATGCTAATTCTAATGTTATTGTTCCCACAGGAACAGAAGGAAATATAAACACAGTAGGGGATCTCTTAGGAGAAAATATAGGACTTGCACAAATAGCTGACGTAAGATTTACACAGGTTCCAACTGCTTCAGGAATGCAGGCTGGTGTTGTGTTACAGTTAAAGAAGGCTACAGGAGCAGACAGAGATGCTACACTAGGAGCCTCTTCTGTTACAATGTTATACGATGATGTTATCTCAAGCTTTGACCCTACTATGCAAAGTAGAGTCAACAATGAATTTGATAATCCAGGTATGCAGCTGACAAACGATGCTTTATCTTTGATGATAAATATACCAGGAGCAGTTTCACCTGAAGACGGTGTCACTTTCAACAAGAATATCAACGGAACAGATTTGGAAATAACAATGTTCCCTACTATTCGAGAAATGGGAGACGATAACCTAGGTATTATAGCAGGTATAGGCAAAGTACACATTAAAGGTTCTGGGGCAGATGGCGAACCGTTAGAGGGAAACTATCCCTTGGCTACCTTTATTGAAAAGTACAATGAACTAAAGGCGCAGAATAATAGATAAAATATGAGCGATACTAAACCACTCGATCCTCTTACTGGATTACTTTCTAAGCCTAAAGCAACAGACCCTCTTGGGGCATTACTTTCTGAGGGAACAAGAACATACAGACCTAGAGAACGAGGTTCTCAAACTCAAGGTTTATTTGGGGCAGTCAGTACAGGAGACTTTTCTAACTATTCTGATTACGGGTTAGATGTCTCTGCACAAACCAGAGACTACGAAGAACTTAGAGCTCAGAGACAAGGTAATTGGGAAAAGTACGGTAGAGGATTTACAAAACTTGGTGTAACTGCAGGCGCATCTTTTGTTAACACTTTTACAGGAATGGCAGGTCTCTTAGACTATGCTACTGATACAAGTAAATCTTTCAGCGAAAAAAGCTTAGCTGCGTATGCAGCAAAACATGCTAGAGCAATAGACACAGAAGAGTGGAGAGAGTCTATTCGAAAGTCCATGCCTCACTACTACACTAGAGAGGAGATAGCTAACAAGGGAACACTTGATGGTATATGGACAGCAAACTTTCTTAGCGATAAGGTGTTTGACGGCGTAGGATTTTTCTTAGGAACTGCTGCTAGTATGTATGCAACTGGGGGACTTGGTGTAGTAGGAAGAGCAGGACAAGCATTAAAGCTTTCACGATCATTAGCTGCATATAAAACAGGTAAGTCTTTAGCTTCTGGTGCAGGAGTTGCCAAGTCTTTGAATACATACAGAAATACTAAATTCTGGGCATCAAAGGTAGGAGGAGCTGGAGCTTATATGGAGGGTGCTTTTTATTCATCACTAGGTGAAGCTGCATTAGAGGGCAGAGAGACAGGTCGTATAACTTATGAGAAGCTTGTAGCAAAAGCAAAAAAGGATAAGGAGTTTAGAGGAGAAGATCCTAACCTGACTTCTCAGGAAATGCAACAACTTAAGATGCAAGCTCAGGAAGCTGAAGCTTCTGCATTTTATGGGAACGTTGCTGTACTTACTGCAAGTAACGCGGTTGCATTTAGAGGGCTGTTAAAGCCATTCAAATCTAGAAACATAACTTCATCTTTTCTAAGAAAAACAACAGCAGCTGAAAGAGCGACCGGTAAAGGTTTAGTCGTTGACAAACTTGCAGATCTTCCAGGAGGATTTAGACAAGTAGCACAGGGGGCTAGGTTTAGTGCTCCTTTTCTAGCTACAATGGCATCTGAGGGAACAGAAGAAGCTTCTCAATATGCTATACAAGAAGGTATTACAGACTATCAAATGGCCCGCTATAATGACGCAGGTCTAGGAGAGCTAGTTGAGGGAATGATGGATACTAGCAGAATAAAAGCTCTAGGTGAAGCCCTTCCTCAGATAGGGAAGAGAGCGTCTGAAACGTTTTCTAACCCTGAATCAAGAGAGCAATTCATTATCGGGGCACTTGTAGGGATACTTGGAGGAGGTGCTACTAGTTTCAAAGAGTCACAAGCTAAGCGTAAGAACAGAGACGTACAAGAGCAACTATTTAATAGCCCTGCTTTTTACAATTTAGCAGGTAGAGCAGAAGAGGTGGGAGCACAATCCTACTATCTGAAGGAGATGGAGAAAGCTGAAGCTGCTGGTGATTCTACGCTATATGATTTCTATCAAAAGAAGTTTAGAGCAGCTCAGATTCTACAACATTACGAGGCTGGGAGCCTGGATATGTTTAGAGAGATGATGACGGACGCTAAAGACCTCAGCGAAAAAGAGTTCAAAGAAACCTTTGGGTATGATGCTAACAGTAAGATCGATCAAAACAAAGAGATTGATGGCATACTAGAAACAGCAAAAGAGGTAGAGAAGTCTGCAGCCTTTATAGATGAGATGTTTGCTACTCCTACAAAGAGAGGAGTCTCTAGGTTGTTTATGTCAAAAGAGGCAAAACAACTAGAAGACGAGGAACAAACAGACGAGAATACATACAAAAAGTTCTTAAAGCGAGAAGCTGCTACACTGCGTATGGTTGATGGGGCTATAAAGGAAAAGGTAGATAAGATTAAAGCTATGTTCCCTGACTCTAGCTTGTCGGTAGAGGTAGAACAAAAAGACGGAAAGAAACGAACAATTGATATTGAGAATAGGCTTAGAAGATATGCGCGTAATGCTTTTGGGGTAGTAACCGAAGAAGGATTTGTCACAAACCCCACCAACCTCATTAAGAATATAAATACTCTGCGTGCAGACGCAGCAAAGACCATGTCTCCTGAGCAGTTCAATGCCTTAGAACAAGAACTCGGAGAGCTTACACTTCTCCTTACACAAAAAGATAATGGTGCTCAAGGTTTAAAAAACCTACTGCGTAATCCAAAGACTCGAGACCTGGCTATATCAAGAGCAAAGTTAGTCGAGCGTACAGCTAAGCAACAAAAAATAGATGCAGTAGTAGACGAAGCTATAACTAGTACAGTCGACTCAAGTGAACTTGCAGAGAAGGTAAAAGGATTTAAAGAAGCTGGTGTATCTCCCCAGGCTGTTGAGAAAGCAAACAACGAAGTACGAAACCGTCAAGCAACAGTTGCAGAAGCACAGGCTAGTTGGAATGCATTGACTAGAACTGAAGTTACAAAGCTAACTGGACTTACGCCGCTGTTAGAAAAAGCACGCAAAACCTATCTAGAAGGACGAGCTCAAGAAGAACCTCTTGTAAACACTGTAGAAGTTGCTCGAAAGAAACAAGCAGAGCGAGATCGTCAAAGACGTCAAAACTCGAAAGATGACGAGCCACAAGCAGGTAAAACAAAAACGGATACCTCAGCTGCTCCTGGGAGTGAAAATACTAACGAACCTTCAGCTACAAAAGAAGATGCATTGTTTACTAGGTCTGATGGACAAGGACAGTTTGAATTAACAGATGACGGTAAAGTTTTTGTTAGTTCTACGGGACAGCCTTTTTCTAACAACCTTGATGAGAAAAGAACAGTAGATGGGAAGCCCGTCATAGACCGCAAAGACTTGCTTGACAGTGAAGAAGTAAAAGCTGGTAGTACTGTGGAGCTTGAAGTCGTAGAAGATTCTTGGTGGTTAGAGAACAGGAACAAATCTCAGTACTCTAATCAGGCAACACATATTCCTATATATGTACGCGTACCTGGGAAAGGTATTGTAGGAGTTCTTGCAGCTAATGACAGTGCTATGCGTCGTGCTGTTTATGAGAACTGGAAAGCAGGTAAGCAAGAAGAACAAGCAGTAACTGTTAAAGTAGCACAGAAGCAACTTAATAACAGAAACAATGCTGTTGCAGCGGCAGAGGACGGATCGCAGGTACCTTTCTTTTTTAATGTGTTTGAGACTTTTGGAAATGTCCCTATTGGGGTTGTTACCTATGATAAGGACGGTACAAACGCTAGAGGAATCAAAGTTGCTAACACACAGATGTTATCACCTGCAGAACAAGCAAGCCTAGATACTGCTGTTCAGAGAACAAAAGCACTAAACCTATCATACGGACAAGTTGTAGTCTTTGCTAAAAACTCCAATGGAGAGTGGAGATCACATGTAGTATCAACTGCAAAGCTGAACGAAGCGGAACAAACTAGAACATTAGAACTGTTAGCAAAGTCTAGCGATCCTGCTGCATACAACGAGCTTGTCGATCTTGTCGGACTTAACACATTAGAGCCTGGAGAATTTGATGTTATACGAAACCTATTCTTACAAGTAGAGGACAGGTATATACCTGGAACAAAAAAGCGTGTAATACGAATGGGTATTCCAATACCTGGATCACAAACTAACGTACCAGGAGCATTTTTTGTAGCATCTGTTGATAGTGAAACTTTAGAAGGTCTTGTAAATGGGACCTTAACTGCTGCAGATATTAGAAAAAACAAAAATGTCCTTGGAAATCTAGTGCAGGAAGTTACTAGGGATGAAGAAGGAAGAGTTAGTACTAAAGGAATTGGGTTCCAAGTACTTAAGCAAAATGACGTAGCGGATGCATTTATAAACAGCATTGTTCCAGAGCTCTCTAAGCTTATTGCTAATAAGAGACGACAGGTTGACATAGCAGATATGAACACCGATCCTGCAGCATTCCAGGCACTGGCTAGTGCTACGCATGAGCGTAATCCAAACGACAACGCAGCTGGGTTTGCAGGAATCATAAATATAGACATAGCTACAGTCGACGGATCTATATACCATGATATAGGATTAAGCTTTGATGTAGCTGAGACAAGAGTGGGAGGGAAGAAGCTAACTGCAGAATCTGTAAAAATAACTACTCATCAACCTAATGCCCAACCTGCTGCAGAGCCAACTGCTGCAGAAATGTTATTTGCAGCAAAAGCGCAAGCTAGAAGAGATGAGCAAGAAGGACAAAGTCAACAAAAAGAACCTGGGCTAGCTGAAAAAGAACCAGACCTCACTCCAAAGTATGCCTTTACAGATACGCTTAGTGTAGACGGAAACAATGTGCAGATTGCTTATGACGCTTTAGGAAACGTATCTGCAATTCAATACTTCTCAGATGACACTGTTTATTTTGTAGAGAAATCAAATGCTGCTGCGTGGAGTGAAAGTATAGGGCCCAAAGTAGAGGAATCTCTAGGGTCTCGTGCAAGTAACACAAATACGAAGTTAGGTGACAACGTAAGTGATGACGATGCCCCGTTTAGATTAGCTGGAGAAAATCCTATAGTTAAGATGGATAGAGCTGAGGCTGAAGCATGGCTAAAGAAGAGAGGTATACCTGTAGAGTTTTATGATACTGCACTACGAGTAGGCAGTTCAGTTGCTCATGGTTACATGAAGAACGCTGGGGTATACTTGTGGAACAACGCCGAAGTAGGTACTGAATACCACGAAGCATTTCACTACAGCTTCCGAACAATGCTTACCGATAAGCAAAGAGAAGCGCTGTACAAAGAAGCACGAGTAAAGTACAACTTGCCAAATGCTACACCTCTTGAGCTAGAAGAAATGATGGCTGAGGAGTTTAGAGACTATGTGTTTACAGCACAGGGTACAGAAGAAACTCTCCCAGGTAAGATCAAAAAGTTCTTTCAAGACCTGTTTAACTTTATTAAAGCTCTATTTACCAACACAGTAGAGATACAACAGTTTTACTCTCTTATAGAGTCGAACAAGATGCCTAAGAAGTTTGAGCGTAGTGCTGAAAGATTTGAGGGCAAGGAAGCGTACAGACTTGTAGACGCCTTTAACCAAGACTTTGAGTTCCAACAAGATGTAGTAGACAGTGTTAGCTCCGTCTTTGTAAAGCAGTTCAGAGAGCTAGAAGACTTCCGTATAAACAAAAAGCTTTTAGCTACAGAACTATTAGGAACAGGTGAGAACAACAAGGGAGGAATTGCTAAATTTTTTCTTAAGCATTCGATCACTAATCCTGATGGGACATACGTAAGCGAAGAAGCTCTTGACGCATTTGCAAAAGCAACAACTAAACAAGAGCGTGGAGCAGTAGCCAAAAAGTATAAGTTTATAGCAGGTATTCCTGTAAAAGATGCAGTCCTTGAAGGAGCAGTCCCTATGTCTTTCATACGAAACTCAAGCACAGCGGAGCTCAAAAAAGCTGCAAGTGTATACTTCAATGTGTGGAACAATTGGATTAACGTAGAAGACGAATTAGGAAACGTAGACAAATTTGGGTGGAGAGACGCTGTCGCAATGGACTTAAAAAAATACGGCTACACCGTAGGACTTGCTAAATCACAAGTCAGAAAAGACTTAATAGAAGACGAAGGATTGGCAAGTAAAGAAGAAACTAATTACGATAAGATTTTCGACATCTCTCACTTTGAGCAAGATCCTACAAAGACTGTTAGTGAAGAGGTAAGAAGATTATTCTCTAAGATTACAAATGCCAAAGAAAACTCTATAGGCTTTATTACATATGTTAATGTAGATGAAGCTATAAGAGCCGCACTTGCAGTTGCAGTAGGATCACAGTCATACGAAGAAATTTTAGGTAACATCATAGAAGCTGCTCCTAACTTTAAAGTATTACAACCTATTGCAAACTTTTTAAAAGGTCCTATACAGGCAGCAGATGCTGCAGCATTATCTAGGTTCTTTAAAAAGACCTACTCGGAACACCGAATAGTAAAGGAAGAGATGATAGAAGAGGCGATGAACGTTAAGACGATCAACTCTGATAGAAAAAGTGCTACAATAGGATGGGCTACTAGTTGGAAAGCAGAGTCAGTATCCACTGAAATTGTAACTCGACCAGGAGCAGTATTTATAGAGTCAAAAGGCAAGCTGAAGTTTAACAATAATGTTATTGAAGGCAAATCAAGACTTCAGCATATTAAAAATGCTATAGGACAATACCAAAAAGCATCAAGCACAGAAGCAAAAGCAGTTGCGCTAAATGACCTTATGTGGTTCTCGTCACTAGGGATGGCTAGGAATAAGTCACAAGCAGAAGCTAGACTGCTAAGCTACTTAAAGAAGCATGAGGGTAACCCGGAAGATGAAGCCCAAATCATATATAACAAGTTAATAAACGCTGTTATAAGTAAAGCTCTTAATCTTACAACCGAAGGAGGCATAGTAAAGAAGGCAACACTGAAAGAGACTCCAGTAAACTTCTTTAAGTCAGAAGGTTCTACCATTAAAGCTCTGGCAGAAATAGCCGCAGAGTTTACCCTCCCTACAGCACTCGCATACGTTAACGGAAAAGGAAAGACTATCTATCCTTATAACCTCCCAACCACATTTAGTGATACGTTGCAGGACATGCAGAAAGGAAAAGACTCAGAGCTGTACCAGCTTATGATGAAAGACCCTTCATTGGCAATGACTATTGGAAAAACGGAAAAAGGTAGAGCGTTATTCTTGTACTTGATAGAACAAAAAGAGTTTGACGTTACTAGCTTTAGCTTAGATGTAGTTCAGAATGAAACCCAAGACGATCAAAATGTAGAGTATGTGAAGTTGTCTGAAAGAGATTCTATGATACTTAGAATCAACATGTTTCTAAACGACGGACAAGGATATTCTTACATACCACTCCCTGTACAGGAAACCAGAGGTAGAATGGATTTCTTGAAGGTGCCTACTTTTGGGAACCCTATCAAAAAGAATATAACAGAGGCAGGTATTCCAAAGACAGCATCAGGAGAGCGAGCTATGCTTACTCACATTGTTATACGAGACTTAGTAAGACTAAGCCTTAATCCTGATCTAGCACGAAATGAAAATAATGGGTTTCACTTATCAGGTATAGTAGATGCAGAAGTGGAAGGTGGGAAACTATCTCAAGTCATACAAAATGCTCTAAAAAATCCAAAGAGTTCAGTGTATAGGTATGTATTTGATGAAATCAACAATCAAGTAAAGAATTACTCTGAGACTACGTTTAAGGAATACAATGAGCAGTTTATGCAGGAGCTTGCTAAATACAATATTCTGCAGCTTAATGAAGCAGAAAACTCTTGGTCAATACCTAAGGGCTCTAGAATAGACGCCAGTCAAACTAAGTACGGAGGTGCTGCAGAATTAGTAAAAGCATATGTGCTTACTGATCTTGTAGCTAGAATAGAAATGGCTCAAGCGTTTCGTGGGGGAGTAGTGCAGTTTAAAAACACCGCCGCATTCTATAAAAGAATGGGCTTGCTTAATACTCCAGGAGATAAGTTGATGATGGAAGGAGAATTTGTACATGACCCTACGTACGGCATACCTAAAATTATTAAGGAGGCAAGTATACAGAAGATTCGTATTTCTGATCCTTACCATGATGAGATAGCTGGACGCATAGAAAGGATGTATGTTAAGTACTTTGAAAACTTAAATTACAGTATAGAAGAGGCGGCAGAGAAAGCAAGAAATATAGCAGATCAGTACAAAACTGCCAACAGAGGTGCTGACCACACAGATGCGCAGGCATTTATATCTCCACACATGTTCCGTAATATTGAACAGGGTCTGGGCAGGTGGACAGCTAAGGATGAGCAGTGGTTCAATGAATATATAGCAGGAACCGGAGAATGGAAAGCAAAGTATACTCCTGCTTACAAGTTTTACGCAGAAGAAAGACTAATAGATAAGGGAGTAATGACTGTAGACATGCAGAAGAACTCCTATGTTGTACTCACAAAAGAATTTGTGCAGGGTAACGAGTTGTTAACTGCTATGTACAATAGAATGATGAATCCTAACGATCCTATTGACATCATCAATACGGAGTCTGCAAAGAAATTATTTAAAGGACAGAACTTTGAGATTAATCAAGAGTTAGGAGAGCAGATGTTTGATGGCCTAGAGTCAAGAGACATGGACGGATCTAAGCTCTACATGCCTCAAATTATCAATGACAAAGAGGACATGACCGCTAAGATGAATCGCCAGATTCGTAAAGGCATTCCTACAATGGTAGATAAAACAGCTACCTATACCTTAGCAGACGGCACTACTCTTACAGGTGAGCAATTACTCAACGAGTATCACAATGCCAATGAAGATATCATACAAATGCAGGGCAAAAAGTTATTTGATGAACTTGGGTGGACAGCCTTGAAGGAAGATCCAAGCAACAATGAGTTACGTCTTAACTTTTTGCAAAGAATACGTGAGGTTATATATGATAACAAGCTTAAGAACAATCAAGTTGACTCTAACTTAGATAAGCAGCTTAGGTTAGTAGAAGACTTAGAAACAGGACGCTACGATTTCAACGTACCTCTGTACTTCCCAGTATACCAAAGAGAGTTCGAAAGTTTAATCTACTCTTTGTTCAAGTCTAATGTCTATCAGATCAAGCTTCCAGGAAGAGAACTAGTACAGGTTGCGGGTCCAGGTAAGTGGGAGATTGGGGGAGAAGTAAGAGAACTGAGACACTTAGATATTAATGAAATAACTGGGGAAGTAATACACTCAGAAGTACTTATCTCACAAGACGTAGCAGACAGATTAGGGCTAAAGGTGGGAGACACAGGCATTATGTATCGTATTCCGAATCAGGACTACTCTTCAAATGTCCCAAGTAAGATAGTAGGTATACTTCCAAAGGGGTATAGCAAAACAGTTGTAGTCGCGGGTAACATAACAGTGCAGACTGGTAGTGACTTTGACGTTGACAAACTGTTTGGACTCTTCCAGGATAAAAATGCAAAATCTAAACTAGCAAAGAGAAAGAACGACTTGTTGAATTTATCAGAAGCAGTTCTACTTAATGCCAAGACCGCCCCCTATTTGTTCAAACCTCTTACTCAAGATACTCTCAATGCTCTGGCAGATGAGGTCCAAGAAGGTCAACAAAAAATGGCCTTTGATGATCCTATGACTGAGATACGGATGGAATCTAACTACAAAAGTGCAGCTACTCTAGTGGGTGGATACGCTAATGCTATTTCAGGTTGGAACATCGCAGCACAAGCAGCAGAGTATAATGATCCTAATTCCGAGTACATTAGTACAGGAACTATGGTCAACTCATCTAAGCACTTTATGCTTAATGGTGTGTTGTTGAATCAGATCAATATTCTATCCCCATTCACGCAGGAACGAACGCTAGATGGAATTGTAGAAAGACTTTCAGCCGCCCTCGACGCAGCTTCTAAGTTGATACACACCGCGTTGAATGACAATGAACAAACTTTAAATGCAACAGTGTACTTAAAGAGTATAGGATTTGAAGATGCTGACGTAGTTGCACTTCTTACCACACCTCTTGTACGACAATTTGTTGAGAAACGTAGAACCAGCTCAGCTGGTGTAGGAACTGTGTTCAATGAGTTAGGCATCTCTAAGCAGATGTACAGTAAGATATCTAAGAATGATCCAAACTTGGAGACTCCTGTTGTAAATACAGCAGAGCTAAAAGCAATCACTGCTGCTAATGATAGCACAAGCGAGTCTGCCAAGAAAGCCTTCATAGCTTTTGCTAATGCATATTCTGCAGGTAATAGCTTGTCTGACTACTATGAAGTAATTGCAGTAGATAATCTAGACAGTATGGGAGACCTTGGGGAGGTAATGGCTTATCTAGATACTCTTGAGAACTACAGAAGAGGGGGAGACAACAATATTGTAGGATACAGTGAAGTAGAAAAAATACTCAAAGGAGATGCATACAGAACTATGCGTGCCTTCTACGATATGATTGATGAATCAATGCAGATATCGTCACAGTTGTTCTTAGGAGGAGCCGAATCTGTAAAACAATTTAAGTCAGACCTTAAAGAAGCTACAGGTAAAACTAAGTTGACAGCTGCAGAGCATAGATTTACAGACAGAGCTTTATTCTATCACTTGCTTACTAAGGACGGCTCTCCTATGACACAGTTCATGCGAAAAGACGTAATCAAAAGCATGTTGTTAAACCCTAACAACAACTTGAATACGCAAATACAGAACCTTATAAAGGAGATTCCAACGTTGCAGGAAAATGAAATGCTAAGCAGAGCAATTCCTGGTATTGGGAATGATAAACCTACCAACAGGGTATGGGGTATATCAATGGAAAATACCGAGAAGATGACGCTAGAGGCAAGGGAAAAGGTTAGACAAGACTTTGGTAAACTTCTGTACAACCCAGAGCTGTATACGCAAGGACAAGAAAACAGCGAGGAGTTAAATAAAAAGATACAGAATGTAGCTAAACGCTTAGTCATCAACTCTGTAGTTACCACTGGACTTGCTCCTTCATTCGGTACGTATTACAACTCTGTCCCAATTGACTTCTTCTTGCAGATTAAAGATGAGGCCACAGGCAAAAGCTTGATGGAGTATATGCGAGAAGAGTTCCACACAGCCAAACAAGATCCTAGATACTTCAGTGATTTTATGTTTGACTTTGTCCAGAACTATGGTACTTCCAGCATAGGAGGAAGACCATTGATAGGTAAAGTACCTAGCGGGTTTAGAGATGCAGGTAAAGTGTTAATAGGGTCTAAAGCCAGTGTAAAGCAGGACTTTCCAAGATTTGCTACTAAAAGAAATTATAAGCTAGGAGTAGATAAAATATCCGTGTATGAGTACAAGGACGGAGTCTACTATAAGATACATAGTTTAGGAATTCCAAATAACTTATTAGAGCTAAACTTGCGAGATGCAACAGGAAAAGTAGTTAAAACTAGTTTCTGGTCTAATGTTAATGGAGAGACAAGTGTTAAGGTTAAAACATCAGGGGGTAAAATAAAAGCAGTAGATTTGACAGCACGTGAGGGTATAACCAGTTCTCAGGTAGGGGTAACGTCTTCCAAAGGAGAGACAAAAAACACAGGAACTCAAACTAACCTAGATAAAAACTGTAAATAATGAGCTGTAGCTATAGAGTTGGGGGAGTAGAAAATGCATTGCTGACAGAGGTATTTAACTATGTTGAAGATAATCCTAGCGGTGCGCGTGCAGGTTTTAAAATTGAAAACATGCTGCGTTCTCGTAACATGGTATTCGAAGACGGAGACGCTTTGTTTGCTGTAAAACAAGATGGAGTAGCAGAGGACATAGCTACCATAAATAATACAGCACGCGAGTTCTTTGGAGTTGTGGGAGACTTAATAATGCAAACTCCTGCCGGAAAAGACACACGCATATCTGTAAACGATAATATCCTAGAGCTGCTGAATCCTACAAGTGATCTTCAAAATTCATCTACTACCACAAAAGGAGTAGACAGAGTAGAAGAAATAGAAGAAACTGTTGACCCTTTAATCAGTGAGGCATTTGACAGGAAAGAAAAAGTGGACGATCTAACAGACAAAATCGTTACTAACCTGCAGCTACAAATAGATAGATTAAATAGACTTGAGGAAACAGATTCTGTAAAAAATAGGAGAAGAGAGCTGGAACTGTTAAAAATACAGCTCAGGAAAGTAGCAACTGGAAAAGAAAGAGTAGACAACTTCTATGATTACGTAGATTATGTATTTAATCTAAGCAAAAGAGCTGCTACAGCAATGGATAAGATGGAAGACGAGTACTCTGTTGCATACAAAACTATGCCTAACTCAGATAGAGCAGCAATCTTATCTAAAATCTCTACTTTAAAGCAAACGCTAGATGCTTTCTACACAGAAAACAGAGATTTATCGGTCATTAACCAACTACAGAGTAAACTGGTGCGTATGCAAGATGAGTCTGGGACAAAAGATGAACTCTTAGACAAACTTGTAGTGTCTATATCTGATATGAAGGATCTGAATGACAGGTACTTAGAAATAGCTATACCTATTCAAGCGGATCTACTGCTAGAGTATGCTCCAATGGAGGTTAACCAAAAGTTTAATGCCAGTATAGAGAAGCTAGAAGCTGCAGTGGCAAAGAAAGACTTTAATATTCCCTATGAAGGACTAAAGAGAAGAGACCCACGTGCAATTAAAATTATGCGTGATACTCTTAAAATAGGGGCAGGACAAGAGAGGAGAGAGAAATTAATGAAGCTAAACATTATACAACTAAAAGAACAGATAGTTGGGAGAGAGGCTATCATACGAGAGTTACGAGAAACTCATCAAGATGCTTCATCTTTTTCTATGTACGCAGATCCTTTAGTGTACAACTCAGAACTTAACATTCAATTGTTTGCAAATGCTGTGAAGTCAGAATTATTTGATGCTCATCAAAAAACAATTGATGTAAAGTATCAGCTAGAACCTGCCTTTAAAAAATTTAGAGCATGGAAAGGTGTATCGGAAGATAGGCCCGATAAGTTTTATGAAAACTTGTTTGAGACTGTAAATATTGCACGAAAGCAAGAAGACGGTACGATCAAGATGATTCCAGTTCTGTCCTTTGTGCAGCCATATAACATGAACCGATTTCAGAATGCAAAGACTCAAGCATTTGAAGCTGCTAAGAAAGCACACAACTATCCTAAGGACAATGCTGACTTGGATGATTTCTTTAGGTCTGACAATGGGAGAAAATATAATGCAGCTGTAGCAAAATGGTATGCAGAAAATACTGAAGAGATACAAGGAGCACGAGACATTATTGACGGCATGCTTACAGAGCGAGATAATTTAGACTATGCACGAATCAAAGCGTTTAAGGACGGGAAAGAAGAAACAGGGAAGGAGCTAACCTACCAGTACCATGCACTAGAGCTAGAAATAAAAAAGGTATACAGACGTGGAAAAAATGGGATGCAGATAGTAGGGAACTTAACTGTACCTAACCAGAGCTACAATAACACAAAGTATACCTCTATGCCTGCGGAAGCAAAAGAGTTTTATGATGTGTTGCTAAACATATATAAAATACAGCAGAAGAAACTTGGGAAAGGAGGCATGTCTCAAAACTCCTGGGACAACTTCTCGTACATACTTCCATCTGTTAGAAAGTCGGCACTGGATATAGGACTAGAGGGCAACCCAGGAGAGGCGGTAACCGACGTAATAAATGATGCGTTCTACTTACAAGAAACTGATACAGACTTTGGAGAGCTGGTACAGGCTAGTGGTGAGAAGATGAAGTTTATACCTAGATACTTTACTAACGTAGTAGAAGAAGCTAAGGTGTCTAAGAACATAGTGGATAGTATAGTTAAGTTTACTGATATGTCTAACCGATACGAGGCTAAGGCTAAAATGCTAGGCATGGTAAACGTAATGCATGATGCTATAGCTTCTCGAGGTACGTTAACTATGACGGAATCTGGTAACTATTTAACCGATCGCACAGCACAAAAGCTAGGATACAACCTTGAGTTAAAAGATGAGGGAAAAAAGTCAAACACATATATAGCGTTAGAAAGCTTCATCGACAACGTGATCTACGGAGAGTCTATAAAAGGGAATGCTAAAAAAACAGTTTTAGGTAAGCTCTCAGTATCAAAACTAGTGGGACAAGCTTCAACAATGACAGCACTAGCACGATTATCTGGTAACATGCTGCAAGCAACTAACCAGCTCATAATTGATAGCACTATGAACGCTCAAGAAGGGTGGGCAAACCAATTCTACAGCAGATCGGACTTATCTCGTGCAAGATTTAAAGTGCTTGCAAGCATGTCGTCGGAAGGACTAAGCCCTAAGTTTAATAAAGAAACTAAGCTTAACAAGATGCTAGAGATGTTTGATGCTTTGCAAGAACACTCACAAGCATTTGAGAAAACCACTGGAAGTGCAGTCAAAAAAGCAACAGACTTTGGGACAGCATTTGCAGCACAACGAGGAATGGAATGGCAAACTACAGCTGAAAAGATGGTAGCCTTAGCTATATCCTTAGAAGGAACCCTTAAGGATAAAAACGGTAAGGTTATAAAAACAAAGGAGGGCAAAGAGGCTAACCTCTGGGACGTGATGGAGATAAACAGCAAAGGCAGACTTGTAGTAAACTCAGAGGTTGCAAACTTTGGTAAGAAAGAACTAGCAGCTTTTGCAAGTAAGCTTAATGGGATCACCAAAAGAACTAACCAGCTTAAAGGTCCTATTGATAAGGTGCTATTAGAACGTCAAAACGTTACTAGACCTTTAATGCTTTTTAGAAAGTTCTTAGTGCCTGCCTATAGAAAAAGATTTGGGCATTCTACTGGGGGATACCATGTTGATGTGGAGCTAGCAGATATTACAGAAGGATACTACACAACCGTAGCAAGAGCGATAGGAAGTTCGCTTGCACTGGTACGGAGACGTGAATTTGCTCGAGCGTTCAACAATCTAAACCCATTCTCAAAAGATCTGTCGGATTTACAAAGACAAAACTTAAAAAGAGTTTATCACGAACAAGTCTATTTGTCAATGCTAGGTCTTATGACTAGCGCATTAGGAGCTGCAATGGATGACGACGACGAGTTCGATAACTTTGCAGGGCACTTTGCTATTTATCAAGCACATAGATTAAAGACAGAACTTAATGCGTTCAGAGACCCATCTGAATTATTTAGACTGATGGAGAATCCTACAGCGGCTAGCCAATTAATTGAAGATAATATTCAGCTGCTACGGGCATCTAAAGATTTACTTTTTAATTCTGTCGGGCTTGTACCTGATGAAGATGTTTATTATCAGCGTCGAGCAGGAAAAATGCAAAAAGGAGATCTTAAGTGGACAAAAGAACTCTTAGATGTATTCCCAATTGCTGCTGGTTTGTACAAATCAGTAGACCCAGAACAGGCTTCTAAGTACTATGAACTGACTAGCAAAAAGTAAGGCCCTAAAAAAGGGGCAGCGAAAGCCGCCACCCCAATTTCCTTATTTTCTCGATCGGTTAACAGCTACCATAAACAACGTTAGATACCCCATGAGATCCATGAGTGTATCTTCCGTGTCGCCGTCAACACCTAGGTTTTTAAGCCTACGCAACTTATGTTCTATCTGTCCCTCCAACAATTGGAGTGAAGATAAATTACAGAACAAATTAATATCAGAAAGAGCACTGTCTCCGTATGCCTGGTTCTTCTCCGCAAGGAGAGTCTTCAAGCTGTCTAAGATATCATGTGCCTCTTTAATGGTATCTAATTTGATTATATCCATAGTAGTTGTTGTTTTATAGTCTTGTTCCCAAAACCTAAGTTTGTCATTCCCATACATCTTGTTCATACATTTTAATTTGTGAATCTTCGGATACAGGCTCTGGAAGTTTAAACCAGTCAATGTTACCTACTCGACTGTTTAAGTCTAGAAAGTGCCCATTGCCGTGGAACCCACCTTTACCGCCCGTGTAAACTTCAGCTGCAGGATGTGCAGAAGAAATTGTAGCGACATTGATGAATTTAGTAAACTTCTGAGCGTGCTTACCCCAGAGTACAAATATAGTATGCCTCTGTTTTGCTTGTACCATTTGCAGCACTTCTCTCACAAACCAATCCCACATACCAGCGTGGGCTCCAGGAGTTTTCTCTTCTACAGTTAGGCAAGTATTAAGAAGTAGAACTCCTTGTTTTGCCCAATGCTCTAGAGTATGATCGAACTCCTCGATTGGTTGGTTGTGATCAAACTGTGCGCATAGCTCTTTGTGTATGATACGCAAAGAAGGAGGGATAGGTTTATGTGCTACCCCAAAAGCTAATCCAGTTGCTTGACCATTATGATATGGATCTTGTCCGAGTATCACTACTCTAACCTTATCTAAGGGACAAAGTCTAAAAGCCTTAAATAAATCCTCTCGTTTAGGATATATCTTCTTGCCTTTTGTCTTTATCTCCTCTACCGTAAAATCGAATTGAGAGCTATTGATGAGGGGCTCCAACTCCCCCCATCCATAGTCTACATCTTTAAATAGTGGATGCATGTGCTTGATAGTATTCTTTATTAAATCTCTCATAAGTCATGTCAGGAATACTGTGCACCTCAGAGTCTCCTAGGTCCGTATCTAGACGTTTTTCTAGTTCTTTCCTAAGCTCTGAGCTTTTGTACAATATCTGAGCGGTCTGTCCTTTGCTGTCAAATCCGTGATAGTCTAGTATTAATAATTTCCATATATCATCAATCTTTGAATATTGTCCGTTTCTAAATTGTTCATATGAGTTCTTAGCAGAACTCGGAACATCAAAAGTGAAAAGCACGTGGTGATTATCCACATCTTCAAATTTGATAAACGTAGGCATAGCACACATTGCGGACTCAAACTTTGTAAATAGCTCTTCTCCTGAAAATCTGTACAAAAGTGCAATGCACTCATCGTGTTCAGGTGTAGAAATAAAAGCATTTACAAACAATGAATCCCACAACATATACTTTCTGTTACCGCCCAAGAAAGGAAGCACAAACGTACTAGAACTAGTAAGTAACGCACACTTTAAATCGTAGGAAACAAGTCTCCCTTCGTGTGTGCCCCTATTAATAATATTTACTTTGTGCTTTGTCTTTCTATAGATTATAGAGGTCCCAATTGTGATCGAAAGATCGTCAGACTCTCGATATAGCTTAACTATATCAGTGTCATTTGTTACTTCTCTAAAATCTGCAGGTCGGTTCAGACGAACAGTACGCCCATCAACAGGCGTTAAATTAAGACCCTTTGCATCATTCATCGTCCCATAATTCTAGCTCATTCTGAGAAATGTCAATACACTCCAAAGCAGAAAGAGTAAGACCATATCTGGCCATATCCTCATCTGTTTTTAGTAAGTATACAAGGTTAAAGTTTTTGAAGAACTCCATGATACCATTTATCATACCGAACTTCTCTACGTATTTACGTATAGCAAAAGACTCAAAGTCTTTCGTCCTATCCTTTAACCAATTCTCTGCAGTCTTTATCCCTACCCCTGGAATACCTGTTATATTATCTGTGCTGTCGCCCATCAACGCTTGTATCCATAGAAACTTAAGAGCTTCTTCAGGAGATGTGTGTGTGAACTCTGCTTTCCCATAATTATAATGCATACCAATACATTGTTTGAGTACATCTTTGTCAGGGGAACAGATAATTGTATTCTCTTCGTGATTGTATGAATAATAACTGACTAAATCATCAGCTTCCAGCTCTGTAACATAAGTGAAACCCCATTTCTGCTGTGCGTACTCCTTCAAAGAAGGAAACAACACAGATCGATTGGATTTCTTACGTTTAGCTTTGTATTCAAAATCTACCTCATACCTAAAGCACTTGCCTTGAGTCAGAAAACCCGCATACTTAGTAGTATTACACTGTTCTAGGATGTGAAGAACACGTTGGTCGAGGCCAGCCATAGCCTCTTCCAACGTTTCTTTCCCCATCTCGTAGTACAGCAACGAGTCTGCGTCAATCAAACAAACGGCCTTTCCTTTAGGAAGTCGTTCAATTTGTTGACTCATGTTACATTACATCTAAAAGTTTATCTGCTGCTTGAAGCTCCTGTATCTTTGCAAGATTATCTGTCATAATCTCTAGGCGAAGAATTCCCCATTGAGCATCTGTCATAGCTGCATAGGTAGAAGAATGATACATACTTCCATTCACACCAGCTAAGCTAGAGTGTACGAAATATTCGAGGCAACGAATAGCACCATCTTCTGAATCAGGTATAGCTCCAATATGCATAGGGTCAACAAACACATTATGTATCTCACCTGCGTACCAAGCAATATACCTAAGACCACCTATATGTAATCCTGGGACACATGTAGCATTGTCATTAGTATTCACTTGATCCCACGATTCAAGAGAATGTGTTTGTCCTACTTTAATGTGATGACCTTTATTGTCACCGCAGTAGAATGCATCGCCCCCATTGCCCATGACTGCAGGCTCAAACACACGATCTTCGATGTACTGAGGGAGTCCTTCTGACTCTATCTCTCCAGTATCAACATTAAAAGTGCGTTTGTAGCGATCAACTTTCTCTCCCGTTTCAATGTCAAAAGAATGAAGCAGCTCTCTGCTAACTTTGTAACCATTCAAGAGACCTTCGTTGGTAATTTTTATCTGATATACAGTAGCAAGTTCAATAGCTACGTCTTCGGCAAGACCTTTTTCCAGATAAACCTCTTTACTCGCAGGATGCACATAGCGCATGTTTACAAAGTCAGCAAATCTCTCAGCAAAATCTGCTCCTTTCTCTTTCAACAACGGATTGCGTAGAAACCGCGTCCATAGTTTTATAACAGGTAAGAAATCTATGTTCTTATCAATCGAATCCATTATACGATCAACAAGAGACTGCGGCATAGGCATGGTTGAAATCTTATCGTCACCGTATGTCAAGAAGAACTCCTTAGTCAGAGGATCTTGAACAATGTGGTCACATTTAGATTGTATCAATGCAGAAGAATCTATACCGTTTTCTTCAACTAGCGTAGTAATTTCTCGGACATAGATTTCATAATCTTCATATGTCTTTGCAAAATTAGCTTGAGCTGCTAAGTCACTCAATCGTTTCATAGACGCAGCATTATGCGGGATTACATAAAAGTCTTCGCCTATAGATACAGAGATATTCTCTTCTATCAGGTTTATATTTATCATTGTTAATGTTTGGAATTAACTTCGAGGAGTAAGGTTAAATCTCAAGCCCGGTACCTCGATTTCCGGGATTTCGATATCAAATTTATTGTAGTGGTTGAACACTACATTGTATATAGACTCATGCTGTGCATTATTGTAGACTGTCTCACGAGAGTGAAGCATCCAGCTACCGATATGCTCTGACAAATCATCTAAAGTATTTCCAAGTTCTGCAATCTCTTTGTCGTACGCATCGATGCTTGGGACATCTACAACAAAGAATTCACGGGACTTTTCCTGCCTTAAAGATAGATCATCAGTATCACAAATGTCTTGATACTTTATAAAGTTTACAAGATATTTGATAAAATCATCTGCCCCTAAATCGCTGTTAGATAGATTGATAGGGAAACAAATATCCATATACCTATATACAGTTTTATAAAGTTTATGCGCAGGAGGCAACAAATTTTTAGCCGTAGCACTCCCTAACCATTCCCACGATTGTTTTCTATCTCGTAGAGATATACAAGTGAGGACAGGTTTAAGATATCTACTTGCAGTAATAGCTCCTTCTTCAGTCATTGTAAAGAAGAAGTCATCAATGTGCTTCCAGTTTGTATTCTTACGTGCGTATTTACAGTTGCTCTCTGATAATCTAATAAGCTGCGGAGCTTCACTCTCATATTTATCCAGCACACTAGAAAAGCCTTCTTTTAATGTCGCATTGTACTTATTGACAGCCGCAGGAATAGCTTCTCTAAATAATATAGGACTGGTGTCCCACTGAGAACTTGAAAGCCTAACACTGACTCTTCCCCAGGTAGAAACTCGTCTACGTAACATCTCAGCAGCTAGCTTTATCTTAGGACCGTCTTCTGATGTTCCATAATATGTTTCAATTTTAGAATTTACAACTGTTTCAATTGTTGGTTCTATCTTGTCCCATACCCACTGTTCATCATTCATCTGCCTTCTTAGAGTATAGCCTACAGTCTTCTGTTGGAGTTTACGAAGTTCTGCAGGTGTAAGCTCTTGAGAGATATCCTTAGCTTCTATAGCTTGAATTGTACTTAAGACATCTTCCGGCACCTCTATATCAGAGTAACTATGCACAGATGAGGTTTGCGTATTCAAAAGAGATGTTATGATCTGCTTGTTCTTCTCGTACTTATTCTTCTCTGCCTGAAGTTTTTGCTTTATCTCAGGACGAGTCTCGCGTGCGATATCGTCTGAAAGATAATCAGTGCCTTTAGGTGAAATAAGAATAAAACTACGAGAGTCTCCAAGAGTCAGATACAAATCATTTATTTTGATTGCACCGCCTTCATCTGCAACATAGACCCTAGACATATCTGTCGAAGTCCAGTCGCTCAATTCAGTCCGTTCAATGCCATTACTAACACGTCGAATCTGTCGAACACTGTACCCTGCAAACATCTTCTTGGGATTAGTAAATCTAATTCCAGAAGACTTAAACATAGGTCTAATCTTCGAGGTATCAACCATACGAGCTATCTGATTAAGCCCAACTAGGTCGTCACCTAGCCCTTCTGCAGATGGGTTCTTGTATAGTATGTTAGTACACAGCTTAATCCATTGTATAAAATCATCTTCTTTTAGTGCTTCTTGTATGACTTCCGCTGCTTCATCCGCAGCTTGCTCCAACATCTTCTGCACATATTCCTTTGTCGATTCATTCCATATAACTTTCTCACGAGAAGGAGTAACGTCTACACCTTCTTGTAATACTACTTCTTGTCCATCATCATTTATATACGATTGCCGCATAGGACACTTTATGCCTATGTTTCCTGCGAGATCTTCCATCTCAAGTTCACGGAAATCAATGCTGCCATAGTTAATACCTACAGAATCACCAGGATTCTTGACAATAACGATGTGCGGCTTTGAATACCACCTACTTCCAGCAGCTACAATACAAGAGGGTGTATTTACAAGCACTTCCTTGTTTATATCCTCTTTGTACTCACGACTCTTACCGTCTCCGTCGAGACATAAAGTATAGTAATCCACGTTAGATATGTAAGAAAGCTGCTCCTTGATTGCATTTCTGTAAGCTGAGCGATTGTGTTTCTTACTCCCAAACGAGATTTTAGTGTAGTTAGTAGAAGTAGTTTTCTTATAATAAGCATGTTCTCCATTGCTAAGAACCACGTGTCCATCACAATCCCACTTTGTTATTACAAAGTCAGTTTTGTACGGATAGCAGTGCATCTTGAACTTCTTGTTATTATGCACAGTCTCAATGGTGTAGTGCGATACACCTGTAGACAATGCAATTTTGCTACCTAAACCAAAGGCACCGAAGTTCTCAGATGTGTTGCGCTTTGTAGAATAACCTAGCTCCAACATACCTTCAAGTCTTCTATTACCAATGCCTACGCCATAGTCAATGATCTCAACTGTGTCACAGAACCCTGTACCTGCATCATTTTCATGATACTTAACTTTTACATTGTTCTGAGCCGTGTTAAGATTCTCCAAAGAATAGTACGACGAATCAAAATTTGAATCTGTATACTCTTCTCCCTGTCTGGTGATGAAGTAATCCTCCATCTTTGCCTTACCTGTTAGTATTTCTATCGCAATCTCCTTCTCGCGTTGTGAATCGCAGGCATTTGTTACCAGCTCACGTATTGTTGAAGGGATTGGGGTAGAATACTGAGTAGACTGTAAGACATCAATTACAAGACGTTGAGCGCCTTTATTGATAATCTTTTTTAGTCCACTAGTGTTTGATTGAGTCTGTTGCCCAATAGTTTTTATACTCATTTTTTACAAGTGATTTAATTACATGATACTCTTCTTTCTGTTCTTTAGACAAACACCTAGGGTCTGCATAAATAATCCTATCTGATATACAACTTCCGTAGATATAGTCACAGTTTTTGTGTACCCACTCTAGTGTAGGAGAAGGCGGTAACTTTCTGCGAGACCAATAACCCCCTAGTATAAAATGGTTAACAATATAATGGCCATTGCCTTGTTTAACCCTTATAAATACAGAAGGAGTGATCATCCCAGCTCCACCATAAGCTACACCAATTAAGTCTCCAGGATCGGGGGGTTCTACCCCTGACCTTAATTTAAATTCTTCCATATTGTTGTAAATAAAAACGACCCCTATTTTGTAGGGGCCGTCAGTTCTAAAATCATCTCCATCGTCTGCAATATTTGCTTTTGATTTCGAGGTACGAATAATACAGGAGGATCATCCTGTTCCATTAGCAGCTTTAAAAACATTTTCCATTTCAAAGGAAACCTTTCGTTAGCATATCCTTTGCACTCTATAATCCATTTCCCTTTTGGGTCAAGGAAGTCAGGAGTGTAAGTAATATCTCTAACTTTATGAGCTTTCTTATCCTGGTATCCAGTTTTTCCGTTGTCTTCATATCTACTACTACCGTAGTGCATGCCTTTAAACAGAACAAACTTTTTAGTTTCATACTCCGAGCTAATACCGTTCTCTTTGAGCTTTTCGTAACAGAATACCTCAAGCATACTTCTAAAGTTTATGCCATCGACTTCTTTTCTGCGTGCGTTTCTCACTCTCGTAGATCGGGTACCAACATTTTGTACTGTTCTAGATCTATGTCTTTTATTTCTTGAAGCCACTTTCGTTCTATTTGTTTTGCTTTATCCCTACTTCCCACATCATCCTTAGTTTTCATTCCAAGATTACTCATTAGAATGGAACATCTATGTAGGATATCGTCAATTTGCTTTTGTTTGTCCTTTTGCATATCTCATCTTTAATTAATTGTTGTGCTGTAGCCAGACCACGATTTTTAATTAGATCAGAGATATCCTTGCTGCAATATATGTCAGGAACATATATATTAGGTATATCAAACTTAGAACAAATCTTAGAAGCCATAGTTTGCCCCGGATTTTGCTCTGATCCAAAATCGTTATCGTAAAACACGATTACTTTTTTGAACCTTTCCTTGAGCGTTTGTACGAGGGTTTCTTCTGGCAATTGCATTTCGGACTGTAACGCGATGGATGCGTAGCCAAGGACTTCCAAGCACATGACGTCCTTGAGCGAACTTGTGAGAAATACAATTTCCCCAGTTTTAGCCAATTGACTATATCCTTGTATGACGTTTCGGCCCACGTTAGAATACCACTTATTGTCACTTTCATGCGGGCTATAAATCTTATAACCTCCGTTAAAACGGAAAGCATAACTGATACTAGGCGGGTGAAAACGTGTTTCATTAATCCAAAAATATTTTACTGGGTGAACGTCAAATTTAACCAATAAACTCTTCGGAATACAAAACTTCTTCCAGTAATCTGCATCTTCAGGAAGCCATCTTCTTGATTTTATACGGATTACAGCCTTTTTAAGTGGGGTTTTTGTGTAGGTATACTTACGAGCGGTAGGCATTACGTCTGTAGCAGCTAACCCAAGACCAAAGTCTCGAGAAATAAGTTGAAGAGCACCTACAAAGTCAAGGTTATACTTATGCATAACATACCCAAAACAATTAAAGGTATGTTCTTCATTAGCAAAATCCTTGTACAATAAGGTGTTCTTCCACTCAACTATACTGACACCAGGGCTTTTATCTTCCCTAAGGTCACTGCAAAACTTAGTACCTAACTTTTTAAAGCTAGAACAATAGTGTTTGAATATATCGTACTCTGATACTTTAGCAAGAATTACATCCGTGTGCAGATGATCGTCACTTTTTCTGTGTTTAATCATAATCTGCAAAAATAAAGAAGGGGACCGAAGTCCCCTCCATTATCTAGATATCTATTCTTACCAATTGCTATCAGCTGTCTCTACTGCTGGCTCAGGATCAGGAGCAATCAACCCAGGAACATACTTTTCTAAATCAAGGCTAGCGTTGTATTCTGCATTAAATGAACCATAATCATCGTTCAGCTGCTTGATAAACAGATCCTTACGGAACGGCTTAAGTCTACCAAAGTGCTTGGTGTATACCTGCTGGTACTTACCATCTTTGACACCAAGCAAGAGACGAACTCTATTCTCAGAAAGTGCATTTACAAGCTGTCGAACTTCAGTTACATCACCTGCCATGATTTTACCCATAGTCTCAAATGCACATTCATCTCCGTTAGCTACGTTTGCATAAGCTTGAATAAACCTCATCAAAGTTTCTTCACCAATGTACGCTTCACGCACACCTGTGTCTTTGAACCAGTCATACGCCTCTGATGCTTTCTGGTCTGCAAAAGCAAACTGACCGACAGAGTTACACCACTGAGGTTTCCCAGATTTAGCAACACGATGCTCAGGCTTCACTAGTACATCAAAGCGAGTCAAGAACTCAGGCTCAATGCACTTAACCCAGAAGGTTATTTTGTTGAAAGTATCAGAGTTAATGTTAACACCTATATACTCAGGCTCAACCTTTGCTGGAATTCCAAGGTCATTAAGCTCTTTGAGTGTAGGGTTCACGGCAACTACTTGCATAGGTGCAATACCTACGAACATAGGAATTCCACTCCCTCCTGCTACTTCTTCGTTTGAATTATTTGCGGTAATAGCCATTAGTCAATGATTTCAAAGGTGTCAAAAGTCTCTGAGTCGTTCTCAGAAACACTGTCTTCAGTTCGTTGTGCTTCAACATCTACACGCAGTTGATTCTCATCTTCTGCAGGAGTTACATCATCCACAAGAGTGAAGGAGATCTTAGTTAAAGCACGTTTTGGACGACGCTTCTTAAGAACAGGCACTTGAAACAAGGCTTTTAATTCAGTAGCAGTCAAACTATACTTCTCTTTGATTTGCGGACGACCTAGTCCGTTGTCCAAATCGATAATAATCTGTGACACTTTGATCACACGGTCTTGCCCTTTTGGGGTTTCTTGCTTTTCTACGGTAGGCTCCGTTTGTTGGTTTGCTTCAATCATAGTAGCGTAATTAATCAATAAATATTTTGTCCCATTCTAACGGGAACGTTTGTCCTTTAAGGTGATCGCAACGAGAGCCAGCTTGTATGTCACCGAGTGAATCGAAACTAATCATAGTAGTATCGTCTTCTCGAAATACATAACCAATGGCGTCAGCATTAGCACAGGTAATGTTGCGAATCTTTCCTGTGAGGTCAAGGTCTTTATAGGCGACCTCTTTACCTTTCTTCTCAATCTTTGCCTCTTTGAGGTGACCGACCAGTATTACATGGTCTGCAAGAGTATTTAAACGCTCAAGCCACTTCTTGAAAGCTATGCGTAGATACATATAACCGCCGCCGTTGGGTAGAGTTAACACAGACAAACCTTTGTTGTCTTTGTCAAAGTTCTTACCCATAGGGGTGTTCTGATACAACTTCTTGGCTTCTGGTTCACACCAGACTTCAAGTTGTGTAACAGTATCAATAGCAATATACTTGTAAGGTTTGCCTTGTTTTAATACCTCTTTACCTATCTCAGCAAGATGTTTGAGGTCTTTTGCTTTGATCTTCAAAGCATCTAACATGTCTGTACCGTCTTCCAAGTCTATGATAAGACAATTGTCTAGCTGTGCTAGAGCGGATGTCTTACCTACCTTTGGTTGACCATACAAGACAAAGTTTTTAGGAGACTTCCGCACAGCTTTTGTTTTCTGTGTCGGAAGACTAATCTTTACTTCGCTCATTAATTGTAAAAGTTGATAAATCTGTTTGAAATGGAATCATACCTAGCAAACCATCACGATTCTTCTCTACGTGACAAGCAAGTAACCCTACAGGGTCTTGTCCACAATACGAATCAGTAATACCATACAAATCGTACGGTCGCTGTAGCATCATGACTACATGAGAGTCCTGGCCAATAGAATCACCTCCGAAGAGGTCAGTAAGCAATGGTTGATATTGCTGCTTGGCTCGGTACTCCTGCTCGATATTACGATTCAGTTGTGAGAGTAGTATAGTAATGGATTGCATTTTAGCCTGCATCCACATGCAAGACTTGGAAACTGTATTTAGTTTCTGTAATTCAGTATCCTCTCGACCTAGCACTAATCGTGAATGGTCAATCAAATTGATGACAGTTTTAGAAGGATGTCGTAAAAACATCTCCTCGTTGACTTTTTTGATAATTGCCATGTCTTGAGGGATACTACAGAAATACATGGGATATTCCTTATATCTCTGTACGGCCTGCTTATATCGTTCAAACGATTCTGTAGATAGAGTTTTCTCTACCGACAAAAGATCAAACGTTTGCAGTTTTGTGTCTTTTGAACCTGCACGAAGAATTTGCTGTTCGCCAGGCATCTCAAAGCTCCAATAAATAACTATGAGATCGTTTTGTTTTTTTTTGTTTACATCTAGTATGTCGAATATTAATTGATTAGAAAATGCTGATTTACCTACACCTGGACGACCTGCAATAACATACATCTTGCCTGGTTGTAAACCACCCATAAGATTTCTGTTAAGTCGGGGCCAAGACGTAGGGTATACTTGTCTTTTGCCTGCCATACCATCGTGGACATCTTTGATAGATTTCTCTACTGTCTTCGATATATGGAAAAGTTTTGGGAGACTAGAGTTCCCTTGTGATGCGCCGCTCATTGTTGTCTAAAGATTCTGTAAGGTCTTGATACTTTTCCCATGAATACTGATTAACCCATGTGCTGAGCATCTGCATATAACCTAAATTGTTAGCTTTCTTTCTTTGGTCTAGCTCTACACCTAAGCACCGTATTACCTCCTTATGTTTAGCCACGCTATCGCCTATGTACTTTTTGTACTGCTTGCGGGCTTTATTATTTGTTGAGGCGTTAGGGTCTTTGGCTCGAAGGGGTCTCATACCCCCATTTGCATACACCTTTAGAGGAAAGTGGGAGAGAAGCTCTGACCACATTTGATCGAAAGGGGTAGAATTAGCAGAGCTAAATTTATCTCTTACGACATGTTGATCAGTGCTCTCCCCCAGCTTAACTAGGCCTTTGGTTTGCAGTACTTCTAACCTAACAACTAACTTTAGATCGTCTATGACATCGTGGGAACCACTTTGTAACAGCTGTAAATATACATATTCATCAGCAGTTATCCCAAAATCTTTGAGACTATTTATACCAATCTCTACGATCATAAAGAAAAGTATTATGTGTTGTGTCTGTCTATACCGGTTTTACTTACATGTTTTAAAGCCATTTTATATTGTTTAAAGATTTAACTGAATTTCGTAACCATTTTTCTTCCTGCGAATCTTTGATGTACATGATATAGATCTTCCCAATCTTATCAGGTGTACTTAATCGCAGCAATCTACCTACACGTTGTATCATGGGCAGAGCCTTGCTAGTAAGACCAGCAATAACACCCACAGAAGCATCAGGAACATCAAAGCCTTGGTTAAGTGCTTGTGTGCTGCACAAGACGTTGTTAGAACCGTCTCTGAAGTGACTAAGTGTAGCTTCTCGTACTTTCTTTGTATGCTTTGAATGATAAGGCAGTCCCCCTAGAGCTTCAGCCATTTTATCAGTAAAACTATTGACTCCAGAGAATACAAGAATCTTCTCATCAGGATGATCTGCTATTAGTTCTTTAGCCTTCTCAATCTTGACATTAGCTTGCTGTACAACAGCTTTGCGTCTGCGTATTGCATTGAAATACTGAGCTGCTGCACCTTTGTCTCCGTCTCTAGTCCCAGCTAAGATTCCTTGAGCATGTGTAAATACATCAAACCCTCCTAGCTTGTACTTCATTTGCACAAACAAATTGTTAGCCTTCTTGTATTCTGCTCTGTCTTCGTCGCTTAGCTCCAAAGGAAGACACACAATCTCATAAGGGCTAACTAATCCTAAGTTTACACACTCATCTAGTGAGATATGAAATCGTATAGGAGCCAGTGTCATAAGATACTTACGATACTCATCTTCTTCAGGGACAGTAGCTGTCATGCAGATAAGCTTGTCATAAGTGTTGTTCTCAAAGAACTTACGGTACTGTTCGCTAATGCCTAAGTGCACCTCATCGCACACTACAATATCGTAATGCATGTTCTCTAATTTGTACGCAGACTGATAGCACACAAACTCTACCTGTTTTGTATTTACAAGATCTCCTGCATCCCACTTATTAAACTCTTCTGCAAATTGATCTTGCAACTGTGTAGTAGGTACAAGCACAATAGCTTTACCTCCGTCTTTTAACGCCCATTTAGTAGCAAGTACACCACAGCGGGACTTCCCAAAACCAGTACCAGCAATAATAGACCCATTGCAGCCAGCAGATGCCCATGCATTAAGTGCTTCACGCTGTTTCTGATCTTTTATGCTTAATGTTTTCTTCATTGTTTTTGTATTCAATAACATTATCGTCAATTTTAAATTTTTTAATTAACTCAAGTCTCTCTGAAAGTTTCTCAAGGTTATGCGCCTCTTTAATAGTTTCAGCTTTTTTAAGCAGTTTAGCTGTCATTTCATATTTATCCCTAAACATCGGATAAGTCTCAATTAAAACATTAGCCTGTTTAAAACTGTTAACCGCAGTTGCGTGGTTTCTTTTACCTAAGTATTCAGCTATAACTGCATAAGACTCGTGTGTCCTATCTCGAGCTAGCTTTACAAACGCGTGTCGTGCAAGCGCAAACTCATGTTTACGACAGCTCCCCAATATGTCATCTCGTGATGCACTAAAAACTATAGTACAGCACTCCAATATCCCATTAAGATCTGCATGGCTACTTGTGTGTCTGTTTATCAAAAATAAACGTGACCTCTGTTTTAGCCCTGCGTACACCCAAGGAGATGTTACATTTTCTTCGTTCTCCATTAAATTGTTTGTGTTTAAATTTTGATTGTACCCCCGATAGGAATCGAACCTATGACCTACTGCTTAGAAGGCAGTTGCTCTATCCAACTGAGCTACGAAGGCAGAAATCGGGGAGAGTAAGCATCTTGCACCTACTTATCTCCCCTACCTTGATTCGTTGTACCCACAAGGTGTCGGGCAACCTATCTTACATAAACTCTAACATCTTGTATAGGTGATTGATGTTAGATAATAGTCGTACCCCCTCTGGGACTCGAACCCAGGACCCTCTCATTAAAAGTGAGATGCTCTAACCAGCTGAGCTAAGAGAGCTTAATACCCCACAGGTGTCGGTGACCTGTTGCCGCTTTGACAGTCATAAATGACGAGATAAGTGCGCCTACTAGGACTTGAACCTAGGACCTGCCGATTATGAGTCGGATGCTCTAACCGACTGAGCTATAAGCGCATGTTAGCTTAACAATCAATAATAGCTTTTTCAAGAAGCGTTTCTTCTATTATGCTACTATTTTGTGTAATCCACTTATCAATGAGGTTTTTTTCTTCTTCCCCAATCTCTATTTGATTAGAGTCTTCATCAATCAGTGTCATTTCTTCTATATAGGGAGCAGATTCTAGTTCCTTTACAATATCTGTGTGATATCCTCTAGTGCCCCAGAATTCGTAATCCCCTATACCATTGTCTACAGCTACTACACGAGCTTCCATAACAATAGATAAAGCATAGTCTCCTATGTCTCCTTCAAATTCTTCGTTTACTAGTTCCATATCCAAAGTAATATAAAGGTTATAATTATTCCTACCCACCCTGCTGCAGACATACACTCACTAAATCTTATCTGTTTTTGTGTGCGAGTTTTCCATTCTTTTACTCCATTCATTTTTGTACCGTTGTATTGTCCAAGCTGTCCATTCTTCGTAAGATGCAAAAGAGGACTGAGGCTTAGTTGTTGATCTAATTTTGACTTTACTCATTTTATTTAATATTCACCTGTGAAATCTGCATGCTCTAGACATTCAGAACATAAATCCAAATCTCCATGTTTCGTAGCCCCGCAGCAATTGCTTAGTAGTTCTTCACTCATTGCTCTATAAATTCTTTTACGTGCATAAGCTCTAATTCCCCATGTCTGCGATACCTGTTTTCTTTTGAAAGTTTTTGCCAATACTGCATGATACCTACATGCTTTGATAAAGCGTTCCCAACTCTTCCAAGTGATACTTCAAAATGCTCAGCCACCTCTTGTAGAGTATAGCCAGATATATACATATTAAAGTATTGTTTAACCTCAACGTCAGTGTATACTTTCCCAGTTCGGTGTCTACCCGTAACGCTGTTTACTCTACCGTTAATACGTTTTATAACTACAGTAGGTATTTTTACTAATCTTATTTTTCCCATGTTTTCGAAATGTTTGTGTCTGCTTTTAACAGACCATTAGTTACAATAGTCAGTGCTGCATCTTCCATCAGCTTTGTCATACGGTCTTTCCACTCCTCTGCCATATTCTCTTTACATATAGTGTCGATCTGGTCATGCACAGTCATAATAATCTTGACTCTGTCTGACAAATCATTGTCTTGTATGTAATTGTGAATCTTAATAAGAGCTAGCTTGGTCATGTCAGCAGACGCACCTTGTATAGGTGTGTTTTTGCTAGCACGCTCAATCATACCTAGCTCTTTCATAGGAGTGTTGGGACCGTCCCAGTAATCGAAGAAACGTTTGCGCTTAAATGGTTTGAACGTACGAATATAGCCATTCATTTTACCAAATCTCCCTAGCATCTCAAGGAATTTCTTGATGTTTGGGAATGCTGAAAAGTATTTATCAATAAGCTCTGAAGCTTCTTTTACAGAAATCCCAAGTGTGTCACTTAACTTGTGTGGTCCCATGCCATAGGCTAGACCAAAGTTGATAGTTTTTACTTTAGTACGCATCTCTTTGTGTTTAGGACAGCTGCATTTAGACTTATTACGCATGTAAGCGCAATTATCTTCAGCTGCATCTGTCCATGCATCCTCAAAGACAAGATCTGCACATACAGAGTGCAAGTCTTGACCTTTTTCTAGTGCTTCTAAGAATACAGGGTCTTTGCTACCGAATGCGATAACATTTAACTCCTGTGAACTATAGTCACTAGATACAAATAGCCAACCCTCAGGGCATATAAAACAGTTACGATACTTATTATCAGCTGGTATCTGCTGCATGTTAGGCTCACTTGAGCTAACTCGACCAGTATCCAGTATCTGAGAGAAGTTTGTGTGCACCTTACCATCACAGTTTACATACTTAAAGAAGTTATTCCCGTAAGCGTTAGCTAACTTGCTTAGTTCTTTATAACGTATATAGCTTTTGATTATAGGATGCTTGTATCTGTACTTATATATGTTCTTTCCGTTGACATCTTCAAGCTTAGGCACTAGATACTGAAACAGTTTTAACATCTGTGCAGGTGAACTCCACTTAATGTTTGTAACCCTGTGCTCTTCTGCTGGCAAGAACATATCCTGTTGTACTGGGACATGATAATGAGGACTGAGCTTAGGATGTTCTATTACTTCTCTATCTAATTGCAGCTCTAAACTGCTAGCCAACTCTAAATTGTCATTAGCCAAGTCTACCCACCTGTCTTTATCAACAATCAAACCTTCATATTCGATCTCACTAAAGACAATAACTGCCTTGTTCTCTAGATCAGCAACTTGAAATAAATCACTTTCATCCAGTAACTTGTTTTGTTTCTCCCGAATTTGAACCAGATAAACAACGTCTTTGGCACCATAGGTAATTTGATTGTACGTGAACGGCTGACTTTGCAGTCCAACGAATTTGCTTCGTTCCGCTTTGTCCAAAGTAACACCGATGTACCTCTCACAGCATCTTGATAGTGAGTAACCGAAATTGAGTTTGCCGCAGTGTAATACTCTCTCTGTGAGATAGGTGTCGTATACGTTTTGTACCGAAATCCCAGCCCATTGCTTGATGAATTTGTAGTCGAACTTTGCGTTGTGGAATATCTTTTGAATTTCATTAGACTCTAATATTTCTCTTAATGGTTCTATTGATACATGTCTTGTATCGACGACAAATTGTTGATGCTCATCCCCGATCTGAAACATAATCATCTTCTTGCATGTGAAGTCAAAACCCTCAGTCTCAGTGTCTACCCCCAAAACGCTACGGGTCTCGCAATACTCTTTACATTCTTTAATAGTCCCTTGTTGAATCTCATTGTTTTGAGACGTAGGGGTAGAATTCGGTAATTGTGTCTGATTCCCTATGAACTTGATCATTTTGTTTAGTTTCTAACAAAGTAACGATAGCACGTGCTTTGTCTGTAGTTAAAATCTCTCCGTCAAAGTGAACGTACTTCAAATTGTACTCTATCGCTTTGTCTAAAGCCGCTTTTAATAACGTCAATGTGTTATTTTCTTGCATGTTTGCAACTAGTTTCATCCATCCCATAATTTAAAGTTTAAAAATAAATAGACAGCCTCCGCAAGCTGCCTATTCGTGTCACCTGTTCATACCATGAAACAAGTCAAGAGGAGGAAATTGTCAAAACCTCTCTTGGCGGAAAAGAAAAGAGGGGAACTGTTATAGTCCCCCTCCCGTCCTAAGGTCTCGCATTACGCGAAACTCCCATTACACTGTTGGTGTAACGAGCTTGTGCAGTTTAGGAGAATATCTCTCCTGTATTCACACTAACGCTTCCGTTAGCAAGAATACCTGCGTTTGATACAGCTACATCCGCGTCTAGGAACACATTAGTTGGTTCCCCAATCACAACGGTAGACTGAGTGAAGATATGCATCCCTTTGTGGGTGATGAAATCTCCGTCTTTACCTTTGCGCTTGGCAGCTTTGTGGATGTTTTCTGCCTGCCACTGAGTAGCCTCAGTTGTCTCAACGATTTGAGGACGCAGACGTTGTCCGTCTACCTCTGGGTTCAAGATGTTAAGAGACTTAACAACATGACCCATTTCGTTGGTACTGAAATCTGTAGTCAAGTCGACACCAAGCAGTACTTCTGCATCTTCTGCTTGAACACTCATCCAAGCACGTCGAGGTTTCCCTCCTGCACTAAATCGTGGATCGGATTGATTGAACATTGCAAGAGCATTGACTGGTCTGTCTTCTTGTTGAAGAATTTCAGCAAACTCTAACTGAGTTTTGTTACCCTCGACTTTGCGCGCCGCGAGGAGTAGCGTTTGTCCTGGAGTTAAGGTCTCCAGAGAACCTGAGTTAATTGCGTTTACCATGATAGTTATGTAGGTAAATGTATTTAAATGTAGGGACTATTGATGGTCGTCCCTTTAACCATTGCTTTTTGTAACACCAAGAGCATGTAACTCTTCAGTGTCAAATACTTCATACAAACGACAAAACGTATCAGCAGCTCCTTCACGGAGATCATCTAAACCACACTGTGTTGCGTACTCGTAGGTCGCTACAATTGAGGCTAAGTTTACGTCTTGATAAAACTGGGAATTAGATTCTTCGGATGCCATTTTTCTAAATTATACTGTAATGTAAAACTTTTAATGGTTTCAACTGAGTCCGGAACTAAACTTTTCATAGAGTTATATCTACAGACAATGAACTGTCCGTCTTCATATTTCTCCTTGTTCTTCTTCAAGTGATTGGTTAAGTCTTTTTTAGAAGATGTTGCGTAATGTGCAAATTCATTCAAGTCCTCGATCGTCCATATGGTCTTCTTGATATTGTATGTCTTTACTTGCATTACAATTTTGATTAGTGAAACTGTACGCAGGACACGTTGATGTTGTGTGCCCTGCGCTTGAACAACTTGTTACCGATGCTAAGAGTGCACAAGTAAGAATAATGAGCATTGCTCGTAGGAATAATCTTTCTTTCATGTTGATTATATTTTAGTTTATAGGGCTCTAAAAAAAGGATTGGTAGGTTCATAAGTGAACATGAACTCTTCTATTGGCATCCCAGACAACTCTTGAGACAATTCGTTAAGCTCCTTGTGTATTTTTTCAAGCATTTTGTTAACGTTTTTGGTTCGAGCTTGCTGTAGTTCTTCTTGTATAGTCATGGTAAATAATTTAAAGGGGTTTAAAAATGATAACACAGCCTCAATAAGCAGTTTTCTTTGGATTATACTGTTTCCATTCAGTTCCATTCCATTTCAAATATCCATAGTCACAGTCCCATGCAATATCTCCTACAACGTTGTTCTCTGTGTACTCCATAACATATTGTCCGCTGTATCTAAACTCTGGTTTTCGTTCTTCTTTGTTAGACATGTGTGATACTATTATATGTTACGGATTGTAACAGGTTTGACTAAAGGGGAAAAAGAGGGAGGAGAACACTAGTGTGCGTTCTCTCTCCCTTTCAGTAAATTGTTACTGAGCAACACAATAGAAAGAAGCTTACGCTTCCTTCGTTAGTTCCAACCAACGCTTATGCAGAGCTTCGTTGCCTGCAATTTCGATAGGTTGCGGTGAGTCTTCGATGACGCTGTCATTCGAGTCAACACCAAATACAGTTGGATGCCACAAGTATGTGCCTTCCTTACTAAGTCGGTAATTCGCTAATTTAAACATGGTAATATAGTTTTGTGGGGGGATACCCCGGTGACGATGCATAGTGGGGGTCATTGATTGTGTAGGTTAACGCACTCAAAAAACTCCCAGATAAAATTTTTTTACCCAGAATTTTGTATAGCTTTGGGGCATGGCAAAAATCCAATCACACCAAAAAGAAGAGAGTACAGTCTCTAGGCCTGGAGTTCATGCTAAGACTAAGACGTCAGCCCATAAGGACTCAAAGAATTACAAAAAAGCGTACCGAGGTCAAGGGAGGTGAAGAACTATGACGTATCTTTACCGTCCCAATTAAGTAGCAATGGAAAACGAAAAGGACGACTTCAACGTAGATTTCTTAGATAAGAGTAAAACGGAAGCACTCGAAAAGAAAATAGAAACCGGAGAGATTACATGCAACGTGGATTCACCAGAAGCATGTGAGAACTGCGGAAGTTAACAGCCTAGAATAATCTAGATCACCCCTGAGGGATAGAAGTAGGGGGTCAGAAGTTGGGTTAATAACTGCAGCCTTGAGATAACAGGTAAACATAGCGGTGAAGTTGTCCCCAATAGCTGTGCAAATTGTGACACTATAAAACTCGGGTCTGGGAACACGGTAATAAGTAACTCCCCCAGACGTCAGGCTCAATACGCCGAGTGGAAGTGTGTCGTTTAATAAAAACCTAAGGGGGATAATTATGTTTGGTTTTAATTGATTACTTTTACGACAAACTAACTAGTCGTATGAGCAAGAAGATTAAGGACACCAAGTTAGGTGCTTGGTTAAAGGAAAAGGCTCCTAGCATTCTTGGTACCGTGGGTGACCTATTACCCGACCAAGGAGCACTGGGACTTGTAAAAAACCTCCTAGATAAAGAGCCTGATATCGACCCTGCCGAGGCGCAGGCAAAGATAGACGCAGAGGTGCGATTCCAAGAGAACGTAACGGAACGGTGGAAGGCTGATATGGGGAGCGATATTAAACTCGCCAAACTAATACGACCAGTTACCCTCATCACATTAATGGTAATGTTCTGCCTAACTATGGTGTTCGACAGCATGGACAGCTTACCATTCAACGTCAAGGACAGTTACATCGACTTATTGCAAATACTAATGCTAACCGCGTTCGGTGCATACTTTGCAGGAAGGACGATTGAAAAAACAAAAAAATGAGATCGCTGCTAGCACTGTTATTGCTCCTCCCAAGCATAGTGCTGGGACAGAGCTGGGTAATTGTGGAACTTCAAACAGACCAGTACGCACTCGAGACTAGCTGGGTAATCGTACAGGACGAGGAAGTTATAGAAGAGTCAAGCACTTACGCAAGTAACTCATACAACGAGCAGCTTGTCTTTCTCTCCCCAGGTAACTACGAGTTTATCATATACGACAGCTTTGGGGACGGGATCTGCTGTGGGTTTGGGGAAGGGTGGTTTGCCCTTAGTAATTCCTGCCAATTAGATACAGCAGTATACGACTTCAATAGCCCAGAACTAATACTCCCATTTGAGGTACTTCCTTGTCCCCCACCCATCTTTGGATGTACTGACCCAATAGCAGTAGACTACAATCCTTGGGCTAATGCTTCTCAACCTTGTGTTTATCCGCCCCAACCTTGTGACAATGGAGAGACCACCATTATTGTAACAGTAACCCCAGACACATACGCAGGCGAGATTAGTTGGGGACTGCAGTCTAATGAAGTAGAGATACTATCGGGCAGTGGGTATACTTCTGTAGGAATCCCAGTAATACATGATGTGTGCGTTGCTGTTGGGGACACTCTTGTCTTAGAAGTGTTAGACACTTTTGGTGATGGGATGTGCGGGAGCTGCTATGGTGGGGTTGATGGTAATATCTCAATAACTACTTTATGTGGAGATACGCTATACTATATAGGAGATACTTTGCAATACTCCACTATCTCCAGCGAGCCTATTGCTGTAGATGCATGCACAACTGATGTACTAGAGGGATGCACAGACCCTAACTTTACTGAGTACAACCCACTTGCAGATATAGATGACGAGTCTTGCCTAACCGAGGTGATCCTGGGCTGCATAGACTCTACCGCAGTTAATTTTAACCCCGACGCTAACACACTAGAAACACAGTCATTATGTATGACACTCCTTACAATAACAGACGGAGCAGGTGACGGATGGTTTGGGAGCTGGTTAGGTGTTGTGCAAGGGGATGAGATATTTGGCCCATTCCAAATGGGTCCTAATGATGGGACAGAAGAGCAGTTCCTTATCCCACTGTACTCAGGAGAACCTATAGAAGTAATGTTCTTTACAGGAGGTAACGCTGAAACTACCGCCGCCCAATGCGGATTCTTCTTCACCAGTCCTACTGGAATATTTATGGAAGCTGGAAGTAACCCTTGGACTGACCCAATAAATAAGTTCCCATTTAAATACGAAGGTGTTCCTTATTGTCAAGACTTCTGCATTGACGCTGTAGTTGGGTGCACAAACCCAATTGCATGTGACTACAATCCTGATGCAAATGTAGAATCAGACTGCACACTTCCCATAGAGTTCTATACCTGTGATAATCAGTGTGTTACAGATTTGGACAACGATGGAGTTTGCGATGAGTTAGAAATAGTTGGATGCATGGATGCTACAGCATTTAATTACAACCCTATTGCTACTGATAGTGGGGACTGCGAACAGATTGTCTTTGGTTGTACCGATCCCACACAGTTTAACTACAACGCGGAAGCAAACACAGACAACGGAAGTTGCGTAGCCTTCATTTACGGATGTACTAATCCAGATGCAATTAACTACGACGAAGAAGCAAACGCTGATGGGGGCGGTTGTATTGATGTGCTAGAGGGGTGCATGGACACAGACGCTTACAACTTTAATGCAGATGCTAATACTGCAGATAATGAGCAGTGTTTATATGATGCAGGATGTATAGGAGAGCCAGGCGATCCGTACTGGGGAAACGACCAGTGCTACTCATGGGTTATTAGTATTGACCCCTACTGCTGTGAAACTAATTGGGACAACGTGTGTGTAGAAATGTATGAGTACTGTGGAGACGGGGTAACAAACATCCCCGAGCTCTTTGAAAGAATAAGCATATACCCAAACCCAACAAATAGAACCATAAATATTCAAGCTCCCCCGAGTAGTGTAAGCACTATTTATAACTCTATAGGGCAAGAACTAATAACAACAATTAATTCACAAATAGAACTCCCTACCGCAGGAGTGTATATCGTAGTAGTGGAATACAACGGTCGAGTTGTTAAACAAACAATTGTACGAGAATGAGATACATTATAGCACTATTATTATTGGCCCCCACAATTAGCTGGGGACAAAGTGACTTCTACAAGAAGGTTCTTAGACGTGCTACTTTCTACGCTGCAGTAAACGGCGGAAACTCCGTTTCCGATCAAGAAGTATACTCTGTTGCTACAGGAGCGCTACAAACAAGTGTAATTAAAACTCCGTTTGACTATTCATTTACTCTGGGAGTTAGAAAGATTGCTAGGTTTGGGTATGAAAACAGAGCCAACGTATTTTACAACGGAACAGAAAAAACTTATGGTGACGCTGCTACCGTTGGAAAATATGACGGGTTCGAGTTCCTGGCGGAAGCGGACTGGAGGAGGCAGCAGGGGCGGAACTTTTTAGACCAAGACTACTTTGTTAGATACGTAGACAATTGGTGGTTAGTAAAAGCAGAGTATCTACAAGATGGGTTTGCTGACGTAAAATACTTTGAGTCGTCACAACGAGCACGACTTAAGATTGGGAAGAAGTTTTCCTTAAACCTCGGCATCGTACAAAGAATATCAGAACCTTACGGGTACGACCCTTTGCAGCAGTGGGTTCTCCCAAATAACCAACTACATTATACCGCCCTCGCAATACAAGAAGGGTACAGTATAGATGTTAATACAGGAGAATTTTTTGATCAAAACGGGGGCCTCGTAGCAAACGATCCTGCAATCTGGGAACAAGTAGTAATACCAGAAGTGCTAGATACCTACGTAGCAGACAGACGTGCGGAGCTTCAAAGTATATGGATGCATTCCGCTGTAATTGGGTTTGATTTTTATCATTACACAAAAGATTTTTGGATACACTCTTGGGGCAACATTATGCCCTATCACTTAAACAACGGAAACAAATTTTCGTACCATAACTTTGTAAACGGGGGCCAGTGGATAGACACTGGTGCTGGAATAGTCTTTGGTTCTAAAGTAACCAAAAGCTTAGGAGTATTTGCAGAGGGCAGGTACAATAGATACTGGAACAGAGAGTGGCACGACTTCTCTATCGGTTTAAACTACATATTACTATAATGGCACAGCATATTAATGAGAGCACAAAGATTACTTTAGATCTTAAAACAATTGGGTTAGCGGTTACGGGTTTGGGGGCGCTCATAAGCATGTGGTTTGTACTGCAAGCAGATATAGAAGAAGCAAAAAAACTCCCAGAGCCACTAGCTCCTGAAATCACACGCATGGAGTTTGACATGAAAGACAAATTAGTTCGTCAAACTATTATGACTACACAAGAAGATGTCACAGAAATAAAAGAAGACATCAAACGGATTGAGGAGAAAATAGATCAACTTAAATAAATGAGAAATGAAAACCTTAATCTCTGTTATATTATCCCTGCTTTTATTTTCAACAGCTGTTTACGTAAGTACGCCGCCTGTAGAAGAAGCTAAAATCTGCACGTCTGGAGTGTGCGTAGTAGAATTCAACGCCAACTTCAATCAGCAGAACGCTGTTCCTTGGATAGAACAATTAAATGATTGTGAAACTGGGAGAGTAGATATTGCATCTTCTCCGGATATGCAGCAAAGACACAAAATTGTAGTTGTTCCCACTATCGTAGTATTTAACGAGGGAGAAGAAATAACACGATTTCAGGCTAACATTATGATGACAATGGAAGCCACAGAAACAGATGTGCAAGATGCAATCGACGAAATTATACTAAGCGACTTTTAACGAAAGAGTGTAACGTTCCCACTGAGGTCTAAAACATCTCCGGAATACCCTCTTGCAATCAAAGTCCATACGTACATCCCATCTGCGGCATAATGAGTACCGGCTTCAGTTTCTCCTTCCCACTGCACTTCGGGGTCAGTAGTACTCCATATTATATTTCCCCAACGGTTATAAACAACTAAATTCCAGTCTCTCCAACATGTGTAAGATTGAGATACTGCATAGAAGGTGTCATTAATACCATCATTGTTAGGAGAAAACGCGTTAGGGACAAATACGGATCGGCAGTCTTCCCCAACAAACCCACCCATACAAGGGAGACCAGTACTGCAGTCTACTAATATCTCATTATATACTACATCATAGATGGTATCTGTGTTGTAGATGTATTCGTACACAACGACTTCTTGCATTAGAGTATCTACTTGCGTGATATACAATGTGTCTGTTGTAAAGACTTCTAATGTGTCTGTTACATAAACGTACTCAATATCAATCTCTGTAACAATAACTGTGTCTAAAATGTTAATGTAAATAGTATCAAAGACATCTACATAGACGGTATCGTAGAAGTAATACTCCCAAGGGATGTACAACGTGTCTAACTGCAGCACAGTCACTGTATCAGCAGGAAGTTCTACATACTCAATAAGCGTATCTATCTCAGTCACGTAAACCAGTAAAGTATCGCAATACTCGGGATCAGGAGGCTCTATGCAATCCACTCCCTCAGGCATGTAAAAAACAAAGTTATTATTACCTGTAATAATCTCACCAGGAACACTCGTTACGCTCATGTAGTTTCCTTGCCCTGCTGCCCATGTGCCGATACTATTAATGTTGCCCGTTACAATTATAGTATCCCCCGGTTGAATCCAAACAGCAAGATTAGAAACCCCGTTAAAACAATTAAACGTAGTACCTAAAAAGTCGCTAAGGCAAAAGTTTGTAACTGCTTCATTTCCTATGTTTACTATAGTAGCCTCGTATACGTAAGAAGACAGGACTCCTGTCTCGTACTCTTGGCAGCTTTCATCCGTAACAGTTATATTAAGTATGACTGGATCTGGGCCTATAGAATAGACGCAGGTGCCATCATCTTCAGTAGCATCCTCATTGTAATTAAGTGCAAAGGGGTCAGTGCACCCAGGGAATACAATGGTTTTTATAGCTATATTAGCGTATCCCACAAGTATGACTTGGGCGAGCAATACGAGAAGAAATAATTTTTTCACACAGCTAATATATAACTATATTTGTGACTACTATGAATTTAAGGTACCCAATTAACCGTAAAACTATGCAGCTAGAGGTTGTAAGGTTTAGCTCGCAGAAAGACAGTACTCTTGGTCTGTTATTTAATGTTACAGACAAAAAAAGAGAATTTTTATGCTACACATTAGAGGATGAATACAGAGATACGAAAGTCATGCACGAAACGCGTATCCCTGCTGGGACATATGAAATTACGCTTAGAACTGTTGGGGGTTTTAATTCTAAATACTCTGAAAGGTTTGCTGATATTCATAAAGGGATGTTGTGGGTTCGTGATATACCTGGGTTTGAGTATATTCTTATCCATTGCGGTAATGATGATGATGATACTAGTGGGTGTCTACTCTTGGGTAACACACAAACAGAAAACATAAAATCCGACGGGTTTGTAGGAAGTTCTACTACAGCATACAGAAGAGTGTACGCAGAAGTAGCAGAGGTGCTTGAAAAGGGGGAAAAAGTAGAAATTTCTTATATAGACTTTGACACTATATAAGTTTCCTTTATATTTGCTGCAAAGCAAACTATTATGGGAACCAAATTGAATTTTAATCCTACTCGAGACTGGGTAGTATTTAGAAGTCCTAGACAAGAAACAACCGACTCCGGTATTCACTTGTTAGGCGATGCGCAAAAAAACATAAGCACTAACATTGTAGAGATCCTGGAAGCAGGTCCAGACTGTGTGATGGTTAAACAAGGAGACACAGTTCTTGTGCATCCAGAGTCAGGAGCTCTTATCATAAATCTCGACAAGAAAGAGTATGCATGTGTTAATGAATTTCAGATTGTAGGCGTTATCCCAAAGAACGCGTAATTGATGAACGGGACAGTCACTCTCCCGCTAAAAGACTTTGATGAGCTACGAAGCTCAAGCAAAGACTCACAGGATATGCAAAAAAAACTAAAACGAGCCGCTAAGGAGATCGAGGTTTTTTTGTCCTTTCTGTGTACACGGGAAAATATCCAGATATACGTGGATGAGTTTAACAATCAGTCTTCTCAGGCTACAATACGCATTGTAGACGGGAAAGCCAAAGTGCAAATCAATGAAAACACTTAAGATAGAAGTAAATTCTACACTCAAGTATCTACAGGTATTTAACGGCATACTAGAGCTTACAGACAAGGAGCTATTAGTGCTATCTAAGTTTATAGACCTGTCAGACACAGTAAACCTGTGCTCTACAGAAAACAAAAGAGTTGTAGCAGACAGTTTAGCTATTAAAGATTACAATACGCTAAATAACTACGTAAAGAAGTTAAAAGACAAGGGTGCTATTAGAAAAACAAAAGATGGCTACAAACTGTCTCAGATACTAATACCTCAGAAAAACATTAACCTGCAAATATTTTATACAAATGAGTAAGCTATCAATAAGGCAAATGCTGCTAAACTTCAAAGATGAAATTATACGATATGCTAGAGCAGGAGCTCCACATGTATCAGATGCTGAGTATGAAGCTAGGCTATGTACGTGTGCAAGTTGTCCTCATCTAGAAGAATATAGGTGTGGGATATGTGGATGCGTAATAGAAGAAAAAGCAAAATGGGCAACGTCTAACTGCCCGGATAATAGATGGGAGGATGAAGGAAAAAATAATAATTCAGAAGCTAGCCAGTGAGCACAATCTACCTCTGCACAAAGTAGAAGAAGCTGTGTACTATCAGTTTAAATACGTAGCAGATGTAATGCGTGCAGGAAATTTTGAGGCAGTCCGGCTCCCTTTCTTAGGGAAGTTTCATGTTAGAAAAGGAAGATTAAAATATTTAAATGAAGAACCTAATAACAGCTGACGGAAATACGGTTATACCAGCACCGTACGTACTTACTGTATCTGAGTTTAAATCACTTAAGATTGAAGAGCTGTCTGCTGTTTATTTCTTTGTGGACCACAGGTCTCCGTACGGAGTATACGAGGAGGAAGACAGGTGGAACCATATCATGGACTTACTAAAAGTTAAGTCTACACCAAAAATTAAAGCAGCAATAGAGAAGTACAAAGAGCTATCAGAAACTTCCGCAGTGAAGCTGTTAAAAGCTGCAAGAGAATCGGTAACTAAACTAGAGGCATATTTTAGAGATGTGGACTTGACCCTAGCAGATGACAACGGCAAACCTATATTTCACGCCAAAGACCTAATATCCAATCTGTCTAACATGGCAAAAGTGGTGCAAAGTTTAGATGAGTTAGAAGACCTGGTAAAAAAACAACAGCAGAAAGACAATCCTAATAGAGGAGGGGTAGTAACTAACAAGTATTCGCAGTGATATTCCAAAACACACACAACTTCTCTCCTGCAGCTAGAACGTATATTAGATCGGGCTATTATACAGACGCATTAAACGGAACAAAAGAGTATTATGAGTTTTGGGACACAGAACGAAACAGATGCATGTATGGATTTGAAGTAAGTGGCATCAGAATTACAGGCTACCACTACTTTTACCTTAATTACTGCCCAATTGACCGCGCAGTAGACGAAGTTCTCCCAGATGGGACAGTACAAGCACGCAGAGAACGTACATTTCCAGCATTCTACGACGGAGACTACAAATATTACCATGCAGTAGACACATGTAGGAAAGAAAACAAACATATGTCTGTACTTAAAGCCAGACGTAAGGGGTTTTCCTACAAAGCTGGGAGTATGCTAGCACGTAACTACTTCTTTCTACGTAACTCTAAGAACTTTGTATTTGCAGAACAGAAAGAATACCTAACAGGTGACGGACTCTTGTCTAAGACCTGGGATTTTATATCATTTATAGATGATAACACTGCATGGACACAGCCTCGTCTGACCGATAAAGAAATGCACAAGCAATCTGGGTATAAAAAGAGAGTTAACGGGACAGACGTAGCTCTTGGCATGAAATCACAGATAATTGGGGTATCTCTTAAAGATAATCCTCATAAGGTGCGGGGTAAAGCGGGTGAGCTCATATTCTTTGAAGAAGCGGGATCGTTCTCGGGACTTCTAACCGCATGGGAGATTGCTATGCCTACAATGAAACAAGGTTCTAAAACACTTGGGACTATGATAGCGTTTGGCACAGGCGGGGAAGAAGGACACGGATTTGCTTCATTAGAAGAACTATTCTACCACCCAGAAGCATACAACTGCTTATCATTTGAGAATGAGTGGGACGCGGGAGCTATGGGTACATCGTGTGGGTACTTTGTTCCTATATACCAAAACCTAGACGGCTTTATGGACGACTATGGGAACTCAATGATAGCAGACGCTAAAGAGTTTGAAGAAGAGGCCCGCACCAATAAGAAGAAAGCAAACGACGCAAAAGCTTTAGACCAGTACATAGCTGAGCACCCGTTTACACCACAAGAAGCTACACTTCAAACTACAATAAACATCTTTGATGTTACCTCGTTGAAAGAACAGTACAATAGAGTAAAAGCACATAACCTGGAAAAGGAAGGGACTGCAGGGTTATTGTACTATAAAGGAGAACAAGTGTCTTTCAGACCTGATCCTACTGTAAAACCAATCAATAAGTTCCCGCACAGAAAAGACGATGATTTAACAGGAGGAATAGTGGTGTATCAAAACCCATTCAAAACCAAGGAAGGAAACACACCTCACAATCTTTACGTTATCTGCCATGACCCTTATGCACAGAGTAAGAGTACAACCAACCAATCCTTGGGAGCAGCCTATGTAATTAAACGTCCCAACAATCTATCCAAGCCGGACGATATAATTGTGGCTAGCTACGTAGGAAGACCTCAAACACAAGACGAGTACAATAGAAACCTGTTCATGCTAGCAGACTACTACAATGCTAAGATTGGGTTTGAGAACGATAGAGGTGAGCTTATTGCATATGCCAAACGATATCGCAAATTGCATAAGTTGCAAGAAGAGTTTGAAATGTTGGACAAACGAGAGCTACGATCAAAGAACGTTAAACGTCAGTATGGTATGCATATGACAGAGCAACGTAAGCGACAAGGGGAGCTTTATATAAGAGACTGGTTAATATCACCACGAAGCAAAGATGAAGACGGCAATGTAAGATTAAATTTACATGACGTTTATGATGTTGGATTACTACAAGAATTGATTAAATTTAACCACAAAGGTAATTTTGACCGAGTCATGGCTTTTATGGTAGGAATGTATCACACTAGAGAGCTATATAATAAAGAGGTCGTTGAAAGCATTAACGATATGTCTCAAAACGAATGGTTCGATCGAAATTATAACTAAATTTTATACTTTTACAGGAATGTACGGAGCAGCAAAAATACCGCAGCAAAGACTCCCGCTAAAGAAGAAAACTAAGAAGTGGAGAGAGGAATGCATTGATGCTTTCATTAACCTATCTAAGTTCGGACTAAGCGAGAGGCGCAGCAATCTTAAGGCCCTATATGATTATTATAACGGAGAGGTAGATGAAACCGACTACCGCTATGTCATAAAGCCGTACGGCAAAAGCAGAGAAAACTTTCCGTCTAAGCTAAGGAACTACCCCATTATCAAACCGATCATAGATTTGTTGCTAGGGGAAAAGTCAAAAAGGCCACTAAATTACAGCGTTACTGTAAAGAACGCAGACAGTGTTAGTCTCAAGCAGCAGGCTAAGACGGAGCAGTTACGTAAGACAGTAGAAGCTATGTTCTTGAAAGAAATAGCAGAACCTAAAGATTTGCAGAGCCAGCAGGCACAAGAACAAAAACCACTTCTTCCAAAGCAGGTAGCAGAACAGTTTGAGCGTACATATGTAGATGACCGTGCCATTAAAGGACAAGCAGCTGTAAACTACATCATGTATGAACAAGAAATGTATGATAAGTTCCAGAAGCAGTTCTTCCACTTCCTAATAGCAGGAGAAGCATACTCCCACAAAGGAGTAAGACGCTCAGAACCTTTCTATGATGTAGTTAATCCTATTGATATTGACTTCGATAAAGATCCTGATGTAGAGTTTGTAGAGGATGGGGACTGGTCAATAGTTAGACGATACGCACACACGTCTACGGTTATAGATCAATTTGGGGACTTTCTTACAGAGCAGCAGGTATTAGAACTAGAAGATCCCAAGAACCAATCAGTAGATACGTACTTATTGTACAGATCAGAAGCTGCAGGTAATGGGGATAACGTATACCGCAATAGACTTGTTGAAGTAGTTACTGTATATTGGAAAAGCAGAAAGCGTATTGGCTTTGTGGAATACATAGATCCACAAACAGGAGTAGCGGAAGAGTTTGAGATAGATGAAGAGTACAAGATGCCACCAGAACTTAAGGCCCAAGGCGCTAAAACCAATTGGGAATGGGTAAACGAGGTATGGGAAGGCACTAAGATTGATGGTAGATTTTATGTAAAGATGACCCCAATCGCTAACCAGCGTACGTCACTAGACAATCCATCACTCTGCAAGCTCCCAATCAATGGGTTTAAGTACTCAGACATTAACTCTAATAACGTATCTCTAGTTAGTTTAGGTATACCTTTTCAGATTAATTACAACATATTCAAGTACCGCATGGAACTTGCTATTGCACGGTCTAAGGACATCATAGCACAGTTTGATATCAACATGATCCCAAAGAAATGGGACCTGGACAAGTTTATGTACTACGTAGAAGGCACAGGCATTGCCTGGGTTGACTACAACAAGGAAGGCATACAGCTTTCACCTCAGCACCAGTCTGTATTAGACATGTCTATTAAGACAATAGAACAATACATACTTCTCTTAGAGAATACTATGCAGGAGTGGGAAAAGATATCAGGGGTGAACAGACAACGACAAGGAACAATAGGTGCAAATGAAGGTAAAGGATCTTCTCAGCAAGCTATTGTACAATCAAGTCATATCACAGAAGACCTATTCCGCAAGTTCTCACGCTTTGAACAACGAGAGTTGCAAGGAATGCTAGACTACTCTAAGGAGGCTTGGGTATCTGGGAAGAAAGGTATGTATGTAATGCCCGATACAACTACTCAGTTTATAGACCTTGAGTCACTTGGGCACATGGAGTCTGAGTATGGAATCTTTGTATCTGACGCTGGAAGAGACCAAGAAAACATTAGACAAGCACGTGAGCTATCACAAGCAATGATTCAAAACGGGATGCCTGCATCTGCAGTACTCGAGTTACTTGATACTGAGAACTTCTCTGGTATTAAAGACAAGCTACGTAAAGCAGAAGCGGCACAAGCAGAACTTGAACAAGCTCAACAGCAGGCTCAACAACAGCAAATGCAACAGCAGATGCAAATGGACCAGCAAAAGATGCAGCAAGAGGGACAAGAAAAAGATCGTGACAGGCAGAAAGATATAGAAATAGCTTTGATTAACGCAGAAGCAAAAGACCAAGCTAATCGCTTAGATATAGACTTGCAGAAAATTATGCAGGACTACGACATTAAGCAGAAAGAAGTAGATCTTAAACGTGAAGCGTTATCTAAAGAAGGTGACCTCGAACCTAATGGGGAGTAATGGATAACGCTACTCGCCGGAGTTTATTGACAAGACACCGACAGTCTCAGTTTCCTGGGTCTATACTTGATGTATTCAAGGCACACGACCAAGGAATAGACTTACTTGGGGAGTTTGAGCAACAACAAATGCAAGTTGCGCAAACACCTCAACAGCAACAGCAAGGATTGAGACCCGCACACCAGGTGGGGAACGTTAATCAAAGTATGACATTCCCTAATGTCCCTCCTAACACTCCATTCAATACGATGGGCATGAAAGCCCCAATCGACATCAAAAAGTTTAATGAGCAGGGACACTTAGTCAAGTCATACGATAACGTTCCCCCAGGTGTACAAAATCTCCCAACAGGACCACAACGTGGTACAGTCATTGAGACTCCTGCTAATATGCAAAGTGGGGGAGTTATTCCTGGAATGCAACAATACGCACAGTATAACAACCTTAACCCAGAGTTAGCAGCAGCCGTTGCGTCTCGTCCTCAAAACAATGATCGCTTAACGTCGTCCACAGACGCACAAATGCGTCAGTTTAATAATAGGGGAGAACAGACTCGTGTAAATAAAGCCCAGACAAATGTGTCAAACAGGTTAAGCGCTGCAGGTAGCAATGCTTACCAGTTTCATAAAGACAAGCCTTTAGACGCTCTGGGCATGGACCTCGCAATTGCAGGACAACTACCTGTAATTGGGGAAGTAGCAGATTTAGCAAATGCTGGAATTAGTGGGGTGCGAGGCCTATACAATACTGCAGTAGGAGACACAGCAAAAGCTAAAGAGCAGTTTACATTAGCAGGTCTTAGTGCCGCTAGTGCAATACCGTTTGCAGGGAATGCAGTAGGTGCGGCTCGCATTGCTAAAGCTGGGCACAACATATCACACAAGGCACACACTCTTGAGAAAGGGGTAATTGGGGCTAAAGCCTTCAAAGCTAGTGCTTACGAAAGAAGGCAAGCAGGGGGTGTTCGTAAACTGCAAGCAGGAACTCCGCCCTCGTTTGGGATAGATTCTGAGCTATTAAAAGCTGGAGTAGCAGGTACGGAGAGTAGTGCTGGAGTTAATATGATGAATCCAGGTTCTACAGCAACTGGATTGTATGGGCAGCTATTTAGCGAGGTAAAAAATAGTTACCCAGGAACGCGAAAAGAGTTTAGCACAAACATAGCTGCACAAGATAGCATCTTTGATAAAAGACTCTACGAAGGTTTGAATAATGAGAAATCAATGATGAACAACCTTGAGCATATGTATAAAAACTATCCTGATCAAATTGCAAAAAAAGGATATAGTGCAGAACAGCTTGCAGGTATAATTAATATGCTTGGGAGACAGGGAACTAGAGAGTACTTAGGATATGTAGTCAGAGATAAAAAAGATTTAGCAGATGTATTCCCTAGTAAGTACGGTCCTAATGTTCCAAAGGAAAAGAAAAACAAAACTCCTGATGAGTACGCCAAAACAATGCAATCGTGGATAAATAAATACGCAAAAGATAACTGTCCTGGAGGAGACTGTGAGGAAACCACTCAAACCCAAAAGTACTTTAAACTGCGTAAGTGATATATTATAAGGTTTTTTGTAAAAAATAATTTTATAAGAAACAAGCAAACTAACTAATTAAATTTGTAAACATGCAACCAGACGACAAGTTAAACATAGACTCTCTAACCCTAGACAATGTCATAGGAGATGGAGTCGAAGTACTGCAGGACGACACAGAAGTCCAAGCAGAATCTCCTCAAGAAGTTGAGGAAGTAACAGATGAAATATCTGCAGAACCTAATGATAGGGGTGATGAAGACGCTGATGATGATGAATATCAACATGAGCAAGAAGATCAAAACTATATTGAAGATGAAGCAGACGAAGATGTTGAAGCAGAAAGCGGAAGCGTAGCCTTTGAAGTTGCAAAAACTTTAGGGTTTGAATTAGACGGAGACTATGAAGATTCTGTAGAGGGTCTTACAAGCTTCGTAAAAGACGTTACGCAAAATGCGGCAGAAGAACAATTGGAAGGCCTATTCCAACAGTTCCCTGAAGTGCAGCAACATCTTGACTATGTACTAGCGGGAGGTGAATCCCGTGAGTTCTTTCAAAGACAGGGCCAGCAGATAGATTATAACTCTATCCAAGTAGAAGAAGGAGACGTTAATATGCAACGTGCAATACTAGCTCAGTTCCTTCAAACTAAAGGCCACGATACAGAATTCATACAAGACACTATTGATACGTATGAGGATTCTGGGAAGTTGTACAATAACGCTGAGAAAGCTAAAGGACATCTTGCATCGTACCAAAAAGAGGAGCAAGAACAAATGATGGCTCAACAGCGTGAAGAGTATGATCAACAACAAGAACAACAACAAGAGTTCTGGGGTGAGGTAGCTGATACTATCGAATCAGGGAATGAGTTTGCCGGAGTTCGCATCCCAGACCGAGAGAAATCAAACTTCTTTGAGTACATATCTGAGTCTGTCGGAGATAACGGGGAAACACAAAGGGACCTTGACTATCAAGAAGCAGCAACAGATGTCAAATTAGCTATAGATTACATGCTATATAGCGGATTTGATCTTAACGGTGTAATCGAAAAGAAAGCGAAAACTCAAGCTGCTAAGAATTTAAGAAACAGGATTGTTTCAAATGAAGAGAAAGTAAAGAGCGCTCGCAAACAACAAAGCAGATCTACAAACGTCGACTTTGACAATTTAGATCTCGGAAGCATTCTACAATAAAAACTAACTTAAAAACTAGAAAACTATGGCTTTAACGCAAGTACTAAAAACGTACTACAATGATCAGCAGATGACCGACACTAACTCGTTGGTTAATGCACTTATGGAGAAACCAGAAGAGTTGTCTCCTATTATTACTCACCTCGCAGGACGCGAAGAGAAGAAGTTTCCTTTGTCTTTCCTTACGGAAGGCGTAGGTAATACTAAATCTATCGACCGTTTTGAGTATGAGTACCGTGTAAAAACTCACGAAGTGAATGTTCGCCCCGTATCTAACGCAACAGCTTTGTCTGCAGCTCAAGGTGCAGGCGGTCAATTGTTCAAATTGACATTCCCTGACAAGTGGTTTATTTTCCCATATACCCTGGTTTCACAGTCTGGTGTACTTGCTCGTATTATGGAGCAGCCTAAGCCTGTATCTGGTGGATATGAGTATACATTGAAGCTTGTATCTCCTGATCAAGCTAGCATGCCTGCTTCAGACGTTGTTAATGGCGCTCTCTTCGGTATGTTGTTTGCATCAGTAGGTGTAGACTTCTCTCGTGGAAATGCATCTAACTGGGCAGCGCCCGGATTGGTTCGTTCTAAGATCGGAACAGTACGTAAGTCTTACCACATGTCTGGTAATGCTAAAGATTATGTTGCACAATTTGAGCTTCCAACTCGTGAGGGTTCTAAGACTAAATTGTGGATGGACTACGAAGAGTACCGTCACATGCTCAAGTTTAAAGAAGAGTGTGAGATGTACTACTGGTATGGCCAGAAGACATATGGTGACAATGGTGTAAATGAGATGATTGACGAAAACGGACAACCTGTAATTGCAGGTCCAGGTTTGTTTGAGCAAATCATCAACAAGGACACTTACTCTACTCTTACTCAACAAAAGATTGAGAACGTGATTGGGGACTTGTTCTACGGAATGACTGACGCTACTGATAAGCAGGTGACTTTGTACACCGGTATTGGTGGAGCACGTGAGTTTGATAAAGCAATGAGAGCCTACTATGGTAATAACTCTTATCTCCAAACTACGGAGCCTAAGTTTATCACAGGTAGCGGACGTAGCTTAGGTATCACTGGTTACTTCAATTCTTATGAGCACGTTGATGGTCATAGAGTGAATGTAGTTAAGGTACCATTGATGGATCACGGTCCTGTTGCTCAAGCTTCTGCTAAGCACCCAGAATCTGGATTGCCATTGGAATCGTACAGAATGACGTTTGTCGACCAGTCTTCTTATGACGGAGAAAACAACCTCCAGATGATTAATAAGAAAGGTCGTGAAATGTTGCGTTGGGCTGTTGCTGGTTCAGTTGTCCCTAAGGGATTTGCTGAGTCTGACACTCGCGCTAGTGACATAGACGGTGCATCTGTACACATGTTGAAGACGGCTGGTATCCTGCTCCGCAGATTCGATACTTCGCTTGATCTCCAGTGTGTGGCATCGTAATTTGTGTTTGGTTTGCACAGGGGGGACTGCTGTCGAGTGGTCCCCCTGCTTACCAAAAAACCCCTATTAAGTTATTCTTCTTATAAAAGAACAGCTTAGTTATTCTTTCTAAACTTAAAAGAACAATCAAACCATGCGAACAATATACATACGCAGAAAAGAGACTCTTAATTTCTTACCCAAAGAGGTAAGAGCAGGAGCAAAAATTAGCATCGGAAGCATCTATGTAGGGCGACAGCCTTTACGAGGTGTAGAAGGTGAAGAATCACATAAGTTGCTAGCGCAAATCTTAGACGTTCCTCCAGGACATGAAAAATGGCCAAAGGAAGAAAAAGATTTCTGGTCTAGCATGAGTGTGAAGATTCCTTTCGAAGGAAAGGAGTTAAACATCGCAGTAGATGAAAGCGGTAACCCAGAGAATGTAATGGATTACCTAATTTACAAGTGGTGTTTAAAACACAGACAAGTTGCAGAGTCAGAAGAAATAATGAAATCTGACGGACAAAAGCGGTTCTATATATATGATCCACAAAAAGACTTGCTGAAACAAAATGTTGAGGTTAAGCTTAAGAAAGAGGCAGATAAGGAGTTTATCAAGATTTCTGCTGATACGGATAAGATGCGCAGACTATTGCGAGTATTGTCTAAAGGAGCAAGACCAGAGACTCTCACAGACATGGAGATAGAGAATCAACTGTACAGTATCAAAAGTGAGAAACCTGCAATGTTTCTTAAAATGAGTACAGATAAGAATCTTGATGTACGTGCAGAACTCGAAGAGATGATTGAGCTAAGTGTGCTTCGAACTATTGGTAATCAAATCATCTATGCAGATGAAACCATTGGTGAGAATATCACTGACGCTATAGTGTACTTTAATAATAAAAAGAACTCAGGGCAGGTTAATGCAATGAGGGCACAACTCAAAGAGATTAAATGACTATAGAAGAGATGCATATTGCTGTCAACCTGGGGGTGCAAAAAATTGCATCTTTCCAGGTTGACAATCTCTTACCCCAAGAGATTGATCACGAGCTTAATAGTGCGATGGATTCGTTTATTAAGCAACGTTACTCTCCTATGGGTAATAAATACCGTGATGGCTTTGAGCAATCTCAAAAGCGTATAGATGACTTAAGAGCTCTAGTAGTAGACTCTCGAGTAAAATGCTTTTACGGAGGCACAACTATAACGGGATTTAACGTAGACCGAGCGCCTTTACCTAATGACTACATGTTCTTAGTAAACGCTGTAGGAGATACCTTTTACGATTGTCATATCCCGATTGTATTTGAAAGTGCAGTGCTTTCATATAAGCCGGTCAGCGTACCGCTAACACCTACTACTAATCCAGGATGGATACTCACAAGTATTACTGCTGGTGGAACTCCTTTGATTTCTAATGCTGCAGGTATGGACTTACCATACTTACTTAATAAGCAGAACTATGATCAAAGTTTGATAGCAAATATCGCACCCGCTATGTCTGATCCTGCTTTTGGGGCAGAATCATCAACAATAGATCCTGAATACGACATGGAAGAATGGGCTGCTTCAGAGTTAACCCCTACGAGTGATTCTAATACTCTAGTGCTCCTGTTGTCAGGTGCAATTGCTGATGAAACCATTAAGGCTATATGGACTAATCCATTAAATGCAGCACAGACAGAAGAAGCAGCGTCTGTTCAACCTGCTACTGTAACCGTAACGTATCGAACGTACAAGAACGCAGGCACAAGACAAAAGGAAAAAATGAGCTATGTGCAGCATGATGATCTTTATGCGTTACTTAGTGATCCGTTTAATACGACTAGCTACGACAAGATTAAATACACTATTCAAGAAAACTTTATTGACGTACATAGTGACGATACTTTTTTCACTACATTTGTCAATATTAAATATATAAGACAACCTAAGCGTATGGATGCTATCCTAAACATAGGTTGTGAGCTGTCTCCCCACACTCACGAAGAGATCGTGGAGATGACAGTTCAAAGCATACTAGAGGCCATTTCTGACCCGAGGTATAACTCACAATCTAGGGAAGTCCTAGGTAGTGAATAAATTTGACGTTTAATCCCTAAATAAAATTAAGATGGGAACCAATTTATCACAAGTCTTCGTACAAAACGGAGCAGTACTAACAGCATCTGGCGACTTCAATTCAGGAGGAGCAGGAGCAGTTGGACTATTTGTAGACGGAGCATTTGCTGTTACTGCCTTATTCCAAAAGACATTTTCACCACTTGACAGTGACACCGACACTGCCGACGGCAGCACACCATCGCCGACCGCAGCATTGGCCTTCGCTAGCCCAGCATGGTTACGAAAAGAATTGCAAATTGTACAAGGAGGCACAGGTAACGCTATTGCAACACCTTTGATTGCTACAAGTGCTATCAAGCGTCTTAGCGTTGATGTCTATCAAGCATGGGCGGGGCATAAAGCTACTATTACTAGTGCTAAGCTTAATGTTGCAAATGCGGCCGGAACTGCCTCTGCAGACGGAAACAGCTATGACTTCAGATTTATCATCCGAACTACTCCGACTGATCAGCTTTCTTTTTATGATGCAAATGGTGTGTCCCCTTTCGGAGACTTCCCATTGGGAGCTTTCAACACTACTAACCACAAGGTAATCAACATGTCTGTTGATATCGCTGACGTGGATGATGCAAACGCTTCTGCCAACCTTACTGCTGTTCAAGCTGCTATTGCTGCTAGCCCTATACTCAGCAAAATAGTCGCAGCAACGGACGTAAGTAATGACATTGTTATTACAGCTTTGCACCCAGGTTTGATCTTTGATTTGATTATCCAAAACGTAACTAACGGTGCTAAGGCGCAATCCATTGCTACTACTGGTCAAGTTTTAGGAACTGGTAATGATTGGCAGGTAATGGGAGAGGAGTTTCGTTGCCAGAGCCGTGTAGGTAACTTCAACAGAATGTACCTTCCACAAACGATTGCCCCAATCGCAGTTAAAGGAAATAAGTATCACAAGATTACTGTTGAGTACGCACACAACTGGCCAAGCTCTACAGGTATTGCACCTGCAGGAGAGTTGAACCAGGTAGTTCTTTATGTTGGTGCTTCTACTGCAATTGCATCAAACACAAGTAATCAGAACATTACTGCTCCATTTGGTATCACAAATGATACTACTGTATTGCAGTCTGCCAAGTACGCTTGGTAATATCTATTATGGTAATGGGGAGGGCAATTGAGCTCTCCCCCTTATCACTTATAACTTTGCAGCTGCCTGTAACCTAAACTTTGCGCAGTGCGAGGTTTTGTGAGTTACAGGCTTTTTTAATTCAAAACAGAATAACATGGCATCCGTTGAAGACGTAAGATTCTTAAATACCTCTACTAATTGTAAGACTATTAGCGGGAGAATAGCGAACGGGCATCTTGATATGTTCGGGAGTGCCATCGCTGACATAACTGATATCAAAAAGATTTACATCTACGATCAGAGTAAAACAGTACAACTGTACCTAACGCCCACTGACAGCGGCGTGTCCAATTCAGGGGGAGCATTTATATTTACAGCAACATCAACCACAGCATTTGTAGGAGTCATATCAGTAGAGCTACATGATGCTACTACCCTCAACTATGATATAGATGCAGACGGAGTAAAGAATGAAAATGCAGCAGATACTACTCTTATGCAGACATTGTATACAGTAGCATCGTGTCAAATAGACTGCTGCATAGCAAAGCTTGTTGACGCAGCAATAGAATGTCACTGCAAATGTGACAAGTGTAAAGAAGATCTGCTTAGAGCAGAAAAAGTATTTTTAATGCTACAGGGTGCAACGTTTGCTGCTGAACAAGAAAGCAATTACGACCACGCTGTAAGTATGTACAACAAAGCAAATACTCTCTGTGTAGAGGTTTGCGCATGTGGATGCTAATGGCTACTACAGTACAATCATACGACAACAACCAGGTCATAGTTGATAGACTCGCAGCATTGCGTACGTGTATCAGCAAAAAGCATCACGCCCTCTATTCAAAGATGATAGGAGGAATACAATGTGACACTGGTGAGAATGTCAAACTAACTTTGATAGCATACCTGTTACAGGACTATCAAGTAAATGCAGAAGATAAAAAAGATCTAGACTGTCTGCAGGTAACCAACTCGGCTCGACCTGGGTGGAAACTAATAAACGTATTTTTAGATTACGTACAAAGAGAGTGTAGAGACTGCTTAACAATTGGAGCTACGGTTGCTGTAGGAACTGATGGAGTTTCCAGCTCCCCTACACCTACTATAACTTTTATCACAACTCAATCAGGGAGTCCTTTAATAACACAAGGCTCGGACAACCTAATAACTTAATAAAATGGCTAACGTAAAGATAAATGATCTTAGCGCTACAGCAGTAGCAAGTACAACGAGCTCACACTTTTTTGTAATGGCCGATGGGTCTACCACCACAAAGTTTGCAGCCTTGTCTGCTGCAATAAAAACTATTACAACTTTAGGAAGTGCAGGCGCAGGAGTTGTAAAAACATTTGCTCTTGGAACACTTTCTCAGAGAGATATTGTAGGGGGTACAGGTGTAACTGTAACTCAAAATACTAATGACCTAACACTAGCTGTTACTCCTAGTGATATAAACATCAGCAGTCTCACAGGAATTGGATCTTTTGATCTAAACGCCTGCAGTAACTCTAGTTCTGCATTTCTTTCGAGTGTAAACCTCGCATCTAATGTAACAGGACAATTACCCATAGCAAATGGGGGAACAGGTGTTGCGTCATTTACAAACAAAGGATTGTTAATAGGAGGCGCAAGTTTAAGTTATGCTGTACTTGATGCAAACTTAGAAATAGCAGTAGGAACAACCTCAGGACCTGAGATGAAAACCCTTACTGCAGGAACTAACATTGCAATCGCTCAAGACAATTCTGCAAATACAGTAACTGTTGGATTTACAAAAGGTAATTTTGTAGAAGTAAATGATAACGTAACTCTCGGAAACGTAACTCTTGGAAGCGTTATTGCAACAGACATTACAGTAGGACGTTTTAAAACCTCTACAGTAGGGGCTGTAACACAGCTGACCAGCATGGCAACTGCTGTAACAATGAATGCTGCTGCAGGAGTTGTTACTTTGTTTGCAGCTACAATTGGAGCTAATACTGCAAAAACTTTTACTATTAGTAACTCCTTTGTTACTGCCGACTCAGTCGTAATGCTAACACTACTTGCTCCTAACGAATCTGGTACTCAGATCGAAGGAGCTATCTATACTAATTTAGTTTCCGTATCTTCGGGACAGATAACAGTAACACTAACAAACGACGGCGCTGAGCGACCTTCGAGCATCCGAAAGCTACACGTAGTAGTTATAAATTAATACGCAAACCAACCAACCAAAACAGATGTATCATCAAATTGAAATGAAGGTGGCAGATGCCATTGAATTGTACAAAGGACTTGAAGCAGTTAAACAACACAAAGGCGCACGATTTGCTATAATCGTAGCCCGCAATGTTAAAGAACTAGAACAACTTCTAAAACAATACGAAGAAGTTGCTAAGCCTTCTGCAGAATTTATTGAAGTTTCTGGGAAAGCCCATAAGCTAGCAGAGGCCGAAGACGAAGAAGGAATCAAAAAGCTTGAAGAAGAGCACTCGGATCTCATCAGTGAGAGAAAGTCTCAGCTTGCAGCGCTTGAAGAAACTATGCAACAAACAATAGAAATAAGTTTGCAAACAATTAAAGAAGAGCAGCTGCCAGAGGATGTAACTCCTGAACAGGTTGTTCCAATTTTACCCATAGTAGTATGAGGTCAAAAGAATACATAAGACAATTTCTACTAGCTAAGCCTGGGTACCTTAAAAAAGGTGCCTGGGCTTTAGCTCATAGATTAGATTGTTCTATCGAAGAGGCTACAGAAGTATTAGGGGCTGTTAAGCGAGAGCTTAAAAATGAAAATGTGTCTGGTAATAAACTAGACAGAGAGGATGTTGTAAATACGTCTAGCTTACAGAAGTTTCTTAAAACTCATGGTATAAGCGAGGCATCTGTATCGAGCGTAAAGTTCTGGCAAACATCTACAGGAGATCTACGATACTCTATCGTAACTGCTGATGGACCTGATATAGACAGTATACGAAAAGAAGTGCAAGAGTTTGCACAAGACTATGCTCCTATATATCCTGACAAAGAGTACAAAGAACTTGATGATCCTATTGCATATGAGATATCTCTCCCAGACATACATTATGGGAAGCTAGTAGATATGCCATTACCGTATGACTTTCAAGAGAAAGAATATATACAAGTTGTGCAAAACTTAGTAGCGAAAGCATCCGGACTAGATATAGAACGATTCATCCTACCCATAGGTAACGACGGACTTAACTCAGAGGGTATGCGGCAGACAACTACTAAAGGAACTCCGCAGCAGGACTACATGGATTGGAAGAAAAGTTTTCGAGGGTATTGGAAACTGATGGTCTACACTATAGACTATCTAAAAACAATAGCACCTGTAGACGTCATAGTCATTTCTGGAAATCACGACTACGAACGAATGTATTACGTAGGAGATGTAATAGATGGATGGTACCGCAATGACGATGCAGTAACAGTAGACAATAACAACGAGCCTAGAAAGTACTACAGGTACGGAACGAATATGCTCATGTTTACACATGGCGATAAAGAGAAGGCCCAAAACATTCCTTTAATCATGGCAACAGAACAACCAGAAATGTTTGCAGCCACTTCTCATAGAGAAGCACACTGTGGACATTTTCATAAAGAACAAGTCAATGAGTACAGAGGAATCAAAGTCCGTTTCATTCCTTCTATTTGTCCTAACGATTCTTGGCACAAGCAAATGGGATATGAGTCCAAGCGAACAGGACAGGCATATATATGGAGTAAGGCGCGGGGAATGGAAGGATATAATCAATACAATGTTTAATGATTTACCATACGACGAAGAGTACAACGATGATGACGTGGACATCAACGAGGAAATTGAGATTCTTGGAGAAGCCTATGAGAACGCATATCAAATTCTAACTGGGAAAGTTCATGTAGAAGAGTTTTTACTACAAGAAACAGAATCAGGTAGGATTGTATTTCTTCCGTTTGATCCCAAGGCGCCAGAAACTGTAGAGCTAATTATAGATGACGTAATAGCATATTTTGAAGAGGGCGAAGAGTACGAAAAGTGCTCAGAGCTATTAGTAATAAAGAGTAAGTTCGATGACACTGAATGAAATTGCATACAACCTGCTAAATCTCCTAAGAGCTGGCAGGACCCATAATGATGAGAATCTATCTCTTGGACAGATTAAATTCAACATTAAGCATTACCGTGCGATGTTTATTCGCAGAGATTTTATGCGTAACGGACTTATAACACGGCACTTAGAACAAGACCTTGGTTGTGTAAGTCTTGTTAAAGTAGATGCTAGCAAGTGCCCCTGCGACTTTACAACAGCTTGTCCAGTCTATAGAACCACAATTAAAATACCACGCACTGTTCGTTTTAACTTTAGTGATGCTATTACACATGTAGGAGACATAACAGGATTAGGCAGAATACCTATAATCGAGCCATATGAGGTTCAATGGTTATCTGCTGATAAATACACAGCAAATAACGCAAAGGCATACATGATAGAAGACTACATGTATATCTACAATCCTAAGGGAATGGAGCAAGTAAATATACGAGGTGTATTTGAAGATCCAGAAGAGCTTGCAGGAATAAAAAGCTGTGAAGAAAACTGCTATGATGCAAACTCTACTTTCCCTATACCTGCTGATATGGTTTCAGCAATAACCTCAGGACTAGTTAATGGAGAACTTAAACTATTAATTAGTACCTTAGTAGACGACGAAAACGATAGACAACAAGATACGCAGTAATCATGGCATCTCCCGCATGGCAAAGGAAAGAAGGCAAAAGTGCCTCAGGCGGACTTAACTCCGCAGGCATCGCTTCGTACCGAAGGGCTAATCCTGGAAGTACTCTATCTAAAGCTGTGACAGAAAAAAATCCCACAGGCAAAAAAAAATCTCGCCGTAAATCTTTCTGTGCAAGAATGTGTGGTATGAAACGTAGTCGCACAGGAACAGAAACAAAAAAAGATCCTAACTCAAGAATTAACAAGGCTCTCCGCAAATGGAGATGTAAGTGTTAATTTCTACAATAACAATAGAACCTATGGCATATATGAAAAAACCCTCCAAGAAAATGTATGGAGGCAACAAAAAGACGATGTACAAGAATGGGAGCTTCCTCGAACCTAACAAAGAACTATCCTTTGGAGGTGTTAAAAAGATGGCACCCGGAGGACGACGCCCAAATGAAAGTCCTGTAGATAGCGCTGCAGCTGCTAAAAGAGGAGCAGAAAACGCTGCAAAAAAGAAGGCAGAGGAACAAAGATTAGCAAGACAGAAAGCTGCTAAAGATGGGTCTACTATGGACAAAATTGGGGTGATGGGCACAGGAGCTACAAGCCCTAAGCCTCAAGATGTTGGAGCTAAAAGAGCTATCGCTACTAAAACAACTACCGCTGCTAAAAAGCCAGCTGCAGCTAAAACAAGTAGTTCTTATGCCGATGCTAAGAAAAAGAATCCTAACTTGGATAAGTTGATTAAGGAAAGAAAAGGCCTTACAAGAGGAACTGTTGAGTACAATAGAGTACAAAATCAAATCAACAAAGCGTACGGCAAAGGACCTATGCGTAAGGAGGTTAACAAAGTAGCACCTAAGCCCGCTACTAAAAACCCAGAGCGAAATCCTACTATTAAGTCTTCAACTCCTGCTAAAGCTGTAGCTAAGCCTGCTGCTAAAAAGCCTGTTGCAAAAGTTTCAACAAAGCCAACAGCAAGCAGAACGGGCATGAGCCCTCAAGGAGACACTCGAGCTTTACAAGCCGAACTTAAAAGTGCAGCTCCTGCAGCATCAGCTAAAAAACCAATAGACCGAAGAACTGCGCGTTCTGCTAGAAAAACTGACAGGCTGAAAAAGCGTGTAGGTAAACTACAAGGTAAAATGCAGGCAGGTGGGTTAAAAGCTCCTAGCGACGATCAAAAAGGCTTAAAGAAACTTCCTACTTCTGTCCGTAACAAGATGGGGTATATGAAAAAAGGTGGCAAGCGCTAAATAGATGCACACATTCAAGAATGTATATAGCAGCTACTCTACGTCAGTAGAAGAACCTATTAGTAAAAAACTTTTTAAAGAGATTTGCGAAAGGTTCAACATGGAGGTTATAGAAGGAATTCTTGAAGGAAGTGTATTTAATATGAAGAATAATCTCTCTAACCTTTCTATACGTAGGATTGAACGTAACCCGTCCAAACCTACTATAGATTGGTGGGAGAGTAATAAATACAAGCAGGAGTTATTGGCTGAGGGTAAAACTTTATTCTCAGAAGATGACCCTGAAGGATCAAAGTGGTTTATATACTACACTGATCCGTGGTATTGCAAGTACCATTGGGAAAAGCATAAATGCAAAATCCCCAACAAAACGGCATACAGGTTTACCCCTACCCGAGGCGTAAAGGGAAACAAGGAAAAGTTAACTAAGCTACTGAAGGAAGACGAATTAGCCTATCTCAAATTTAAGAAGCATGGCAATATATAAAACAACATCTAGCAAGGTTATCATCCGGAAAATCTTTAGGGACATAAACCCTAACACAGATAACTGGATAGATGATGCAGTCGAGTGGATGGGAGAAGCACTTGAGCACATTGGTGCTGCTTCTCAGCTAGCGTTGCGTACCTGCGTTTTAAGTATAAAAGATTACAAAGCTGCATTGCCGAGTGATCTCTTTTACGTTAATCAAGTAGCTGTAAACGAAACAGCTGAATCTGTGATTATCTCAGAGCAAATGGATACGCTCTTGGAAAGAATAGACAATATCATAAACGGAACAGGAGCATCTAACCATACGCTAAATGAAATGAACTCTAGACTGCAAGTCTTAGAGAATCAACTTGGGGGAGCAGACGACATGGCTATCTTAACAAAATGCCGATCTCATTTTCCAAGAAGCACAGACTGTCCTGACTGTATAGAAGATAATAAAGTAACGTCACGATGTTATTACATCGAAGCAGATAAGATTAAGACATCTTTCTCTACAGGCAAAGTATGCTTAAGCTATATGGCTTTTCCCGTGGATGATGACTGCTACCCTCTTATCCCAGACGACATTAGCTTTAAAGAGGCTATGTTCTGGTACGTATATAAAAAGATGTTGCTGGGTAATATGACTCCATCTCAAAATGGGATTGGGTATGAATTTGCAGAAATGCAATGGAAGTACTACTGCACTCAAGCTAGAAATGCAGCTAACTATCCAGATATTGATGCATACGAATCCTTTATGGATCAATGGGTACGACTCATTCCTAACATTAACAGACACGCAGAAGGATTTGGTAGTCTCAACAGACGTGAGTCACTAGACAGAAATGGGGGCGGAACACTTATAGATAGCGCAACTATTTCAAACAGCGTTCCTACAAAGAGTGCTGCTACAAACCTAACCCGTAGAACAACTAGCGTTTCTTGGAGCAGTACTACAACAGATGGAGTTGCAGTCGGAGCAGGTATAACTGCTGCAGTGCAATTGCTTAATCCACAATCTACAGACTTAAGCACAATTGACGGCACATCTATTATTACGTACGCCAACAATCAATGGCTTCTCACCGGACTTACGTCGTCTATGACTTTGACGTATGCCTACACCTTAGCATTTAATGATGACGGGGCAGGAGATTTAGATATAGAAGTAGTGATGGTTAATAATTCTACAGGTCAAGAGACAATTGTAGGAACAACTACATATGCCCTCAGTGGTAATGATACACAAATACAAGGAGACGAAACAACTCTTGTGGGAAGTGTACAATCAGCTACTGTATTCCTTAGACTCCCTGTACAATCAAACCCAGGACTCAGCGCAGTTAAAATAAGTGCAGGAACGCTTAAAGTGGAGTAATGGCAAACAAGTATAAAATTAAAGCAAGCGGTGGACAGCATACAGTGCAAACAGTAGATGCCACAAACACAAACACGGTATTAGGTGTACGTGCATTTCCTACGCAAGAACTTTTTGCACGAGTAGTAGGAGGAGCAATAGATATTGAAACACAATCTAAGGAGATTAAAGTATTTATTGGACTTGCACACGGGGACATAATAACAGAGAACAATGCTGTTTGGGGAGCCAATGTAAATGCAACAGCTGTAGCGCTAAACGCATTTTTTAAAACAAGCCCTCATCAACTAGAAGATCTAGAAGATGTTCCTGTACCTGTAACAAACAAATTTCTCAAGTACGTTAATGGAACATACGTTTGGGCAGAAGCTGATGGAGGGAGCTCTACTCTAGATCAAACCTTAACAGTAACTAATACCATTGGGAGTGCTGAAAAAGGAGATACTTACAACAGCGGAACAGCTGTAGAGGTTCTTATGAGAGATATACTTGCCCCATTTTTAATTCCTAGTATAGGAGCAATTAGTATTACTGGGACTGGGGCGTCAATTGCAGAAGGAGAAAACTTAATAGTACAGTGCGGCGTTGCAGCAAACACAAGTGCCGTAAGGATAACCTTTAATAACCCTGAAAGCTTAACAGCTTCTTCCAACTTAGTTATAGTAGACACTACTACCGTAGGGGGGTTTATCACTTTAGTACAACAGTCTATAGCTGACTTCGGAGCACTAGCTGTTCCATATGCACAAGCTACAACATACTCGTCTCCTGGCATTCCTGTATCAGCTACAGTAAGCCAAAGAAATATTAAAGTGCAGGCTTCCTACACAGATCCCAGCGCAGGCAGTACTACGTTACTAAAAACTGTACATATAAAGTATAGAAACAAGTTTTATGTAATTACATCTACCTCGTCATCTATAAGCTCTGTGCAAGACTTATTAAACAATGCAACTAGCACAATAACCTCTACACTATTAGTAGATCCGTCAAAGGCTGTGCAAAGTTTACAAGTACAATGTAACAATAATACAGAAAATAATAGTACCTTTACTTGGATTTTAATACCAGGATCAGGTACATTGGGAGAAGTAGCGGCTCAAGTTATAGGTAAAGGTGTTGCAAACTACACAGATAGTTGGACACTTTACGATAACGGGGGCAGTGGTTTTCCACACACAGTAGGAACAGCGGCTCCTACATATAAAGCTTACAGATCCAATCAACCTGGAGCTTTTGATGATAATCTTATATTAAATCTAGAACTAAAATATTCTTGATATGGCAATCAAATTTGGAGATACACTTGAAAATCAAAACGCTGCATACCCTATTGTGGATGTAGACGGTAACAATATTGCAGGTGTACACCACGTGACAACTTTTTCACAAGCAGCGCTAGCAGGCGTTCCAGTAAATACTCGAAGGCAAGGCAGTATTGTAATTGCAAAAGATACTGGTAAGGTATACATCTATCTTGGTAGTGATACTGCAGATGGTACCGGTAGTAACAATTTATGGAAAGATCACGATGGTACTGGTTGGGCATTGCAATCTGGAGATAACACTTTAGGAGCTGATAGTAGCTTTGACAATAGTGCTCTTCAAACAGCGGGTGCAGCTATTAGTAGCCTTGCAACTACTACTACTTTTACATCCGCTATCGATCAGCTTAATGATCTTTTAGGCTTGCTTGTACCTACTGCCCCAGTAACACTTGAAACTCAGCTTAATGCGGGAGGTGAGTTTGCTGCTTCAAATTTTGGGGCTTTTACTGAATTTAAGCAAAACAATCTCGTTTCAAATCCTGTTACCAATAGCTTGTCGGGTCTTCCATCTACAGGCACTTCTGTAGATCATACTACAGATACAGACATTACTTCTGAGACAATTACAATTATCCCTGCTAATAATTGCGCGGTAGAAGCAGCTACATTAATTCTTGCAGGAACTGCAGGTGTCGTAACAAACTTGGCAGCAGGGGACTCTAGTCAGACTACTAGCAGTCTTACTCTTGCTAAAGTGACTGGTGGTTTTCCAACTATTGGTGACTCTGCGGGATTTTATACGGGTATAACTAGCTTCACCTACTCATACAGTGGGACACTTGGAGTAGGAGCGCATAAGATTGCTATTGGGGATGCAGACGCTACTCCTGCAGTTAGTAAGACTTTCTTTATACAGCCTATTTCCAGCCCCGCTGCTATTTCAGCAGCAAGTGCTGTGCTGGACACGTCTTCTATGAATGAAGACACAGGCTTTGCTTACTACTACAGCAGTGGCGTTAAGTACTGCGGCAATACAGCCTTTAGCTTTGGTATTAGCGCAACAGTAACAAACATTGTGCCTAGTGGAGTCAGTGTTTATGGAGCGGTATTAGACAGTCCTTCTAATTACAACTGGGCGGTAGGCGAGGCACAGTCCTGTTTTGCAGCACCTCCTACACTAGACTATACTGCACATCAAAATGTTAGTAGTAACACAAATGTTGCAGCTGGACTAGCGAGCTACAGCTTAAGTCAAAATGTAAGTCTTCAAGCTAGTAATGGTACGTTCATCATTGGCTCAGCCGTTAAGCCTAGATATGACTTTAAGTCTATGTATGGTAATGACGATAATGTTGACTTTGCTAACAGTACAGCTAAAGTCTTAGTAGCTTGGAACAGTCGGGTTTCAAATTCTAGTACAATGGTTCCTTTTGAAGAGGAACTGTTTTCGGATGTTAACGGAGACGGAGTGCGAGTAAAAGAAACAACTGTAAATTCTTATACAAGCACACCTGGCGGTACTGCAGCAAACTTTGGAGCTTGGAGCCCCCAATTTGGTAACAACGCAAGTAGTTCTTTTGCTATCAATGCCAAAGATGCAATTGTAATTCCTGCTGGTATTAAACATGAAAGTACAATAGACTATTCGGGTGCTAGCTACCCTACATCTCAAGCTGCTGCTACTGATTTCTCTACTCGTAGTAATAGTGATGCCCAGTTTATTACATGGAAGATTCCATTAGACACTAGTAACGCAGTTCAAAAACTAGACATTACTGTAACAGGCACATTCACTGAATTTAAAGTAAAACAGTTTGATGCTGGCGAAGACGACAGCACCGAGGATGCCAATCCAAGTACTAACGGGTGGCTGGATTGCATGGCAGTCAACTCTACACAAACAAGTGGTGGAGTACCTATTGGAGGCTGCGGGGACGGTGATTTCTTTGATGGAGATGAAACCAACAAGGTGTTGACTATTACTGCTGGAACTGGTCGTTGGGGAAAAGGCAGTCACTTATTCCTTCGTATTAAACTTGCTGCGAGCGAGGCTATTAGTAAGCTTGGAATTCAAGAATAATAGCTTTAATATATAAACTAATTAACTATGTCATTTTCATTAGAAGAAAAAGTTGATCTCTTACTCAAGAAGATTGCATTTGGTAAAACTAAAACCGATACATCAGAAAAGGTTGATGGGTTTGGTGAGGGTATTGCATCGCCTTTGTTTTTACGGGGGGATAAAGTTTTGCAACAAACGTCTAGCATACCAAGCAATCCTGCAGCTGTAGCTGATATTGTTCAAGCATATCAAGGAGCAGATGTTGTAGAGTGTACTGCCGCGTCAGGTACTACTGATACAAACATTACTGGCTTCAAACGTGCGTGGAGTACGGGACAGACAGACTGGATTCCGGCAGAATTTAGTGCGGGATACACAGTAGAGGTCTACGTTGGTCCTTCAGGATGGAATGGAACTGATGCGATTGCTACCACTATCGGCGGTACAAATGGTACCAACACGGGAGCAAATGTTTTCCGTGTTGTACCTGGTGTGTCTACGTCTGACTGGTATTTCGACTATCAGGCGGGAGTTCTGTACTGGACAAACGAAGATGAAGTAGGCGGCACTAACAACCAAGTAGGAGGATCTACAGAGCTTACTAGTAGTATTGCAACTGATGATGTAGTTTATATCAAAGGTTACAAATATATTGGAATCTTTGGTGTTGGAGGTAGCCTTAGTGCTGCGACCAACGCTTCTCTTGGAGGTCTAAAATTATTTTCTAATACTGAACAATCAGTAGCAGCCGAAGCCGTTAGTACTACAGCTAGCCGTACCTACGGAGTTCAATTTAACGCTAGTGACCAAGCAGTAGTTAACGTCCCGTGGGTAGACACTAATACCACGGATCATGCTGCAATAACATTTGGCTCTTCTCCTCAGGGCTATCTATCTTTATCCGGTCAAGAGATTACGGTCAACGCAATTAATCTTGCAAGTCATGTAACAGGAGATTTGCCAAATGCTAATTTAGCAAACGCGTCTGTCACTATTGGTTCAACTGCAGTAGCTTTAGGAGCTAGTGTTGCTACATTTACAGGATTAGATAGTGTTACTTCTGCAGCTTTTGTAGGAGCTTTGACGGGTACTGCTGATCTCGCTACTGAACTTGCAGGAGGAGCTTTGGGCAGTGTACCTTATCAGGATGGTACGGGTTCTACTGCATTCCTTGCGGGTAATACTACTACTACTAAAAAGTATTTACAATCAGTGGGCGATGACACTGATGCTGCAGCTCCAACTTTTGCAGAAATTGCAGCTGCAGACGTTTCAGGTCTTGGAACGCTGGCTACCGCTAATATTACTGTAACTGAGGGAACAGTAGCAGCACATAAAGTTGTACTTACTACTGCGGCTGCTGGTGGAAACTTTACAGGAGTACAAATTGATACTGCTGATTTAACTTTTACTCCGTCAGCTGATGCCGGCAGAGGTCTCCTTACTACGGGAGATCTTACTGTAAAAGGTAATCTTAACGTCATTGGGGACGGTACATACATTAACCTTCAACAGGAAAATGTGTATATGAAGGACGCATTAATAACGCTTGGTAATGAAGATGACGGAGCAGATACTGATTTTGCAGACGCTGCTGTTATGGCTGCAGGTACTCTTTTGGGCATAGAAGCTTATAAACAAAATCACGATAACTCTGCGCACCCTTCTTTAGTTTTTGATAGTACCGTAGGCAATAAATACTGGGCTATTGACAACAAGGATCATGCTTCTAGTGTTCTTACTAGAGTGGCTAGAATCTATAAACTAAACTATACTATTACATCACAAAATGTTACAGATGGGTATTTCACAATTACACATCAATTAAACCATAGAGACGTTATTGTGCAAGTACGTGACGCTACTCAGAACATTGTATTCTTTACATATACTTCGCAAACAGTAAACACAGTTCGAGTAGCTATAGGGGGAGGAATTGCTACCGGCAACGAGTTCAAAGTAGTCGTTGTAGGATAATTTGTATATTTGTAAAGCAAACCAATCTCAAATATAATGTTATTAAAAGAATGTATTAACGTGTATAAAGCCTTTCAGGTTATAAGTGAATCACAGCTCCCACTTGTAACTGGATGGACTATTGCACAAAACATGTCCAAGTTGCAACCTTTGGTTGAATCATTTGAAGAGCACAGACAAACTTATATTGACCAGCTTCGAACAAAAGCTACAGTTGACTCAGACGGTGAACCTAAAATTGCTGATGATGATGCTGCAGACTTCAAAAAGCAAATAGAAGCATTGCTCAATGAGGATGAGAAAGTCCGCTTAAAAAAGGTTGAACTGATAGACGATGGGACTTTGTCTATTGCACCCAACGTTTTGATGGCTGCAATGGATTTTCTAACACTCAAGCCCCATGCCGATAAAGTTATCTGATGTAATTGAGAATGTAAATTCTAACTTTGCCGTTGTAGAGACTAACAAACATAATATTGTTGGGCTGTATAATGGCTCTGTTGGTACTGCGCCCTCATTAGAAATTTATCATAACGGGACGCATGTTAAAACGGGTTTAACTAGTGACGGCGTAAATACAAATAGAGTAGAGGTATATAAGTCTCCATTTGCTCAGAGTGCTGGTACAAATCTTGTTACAGGTACAGACAGCTTAAAACTAGAAACCCGTAAAGGAGGTTTAATTTCTGTGCACGATGGGGTGCTTAACGACGGCAATGGAGGAGAAGCAGTATACTTGGTT